TCAAAGAGAGAGCCGTCCGTGGCTGATATCGTCTATCGTCTGCTCGACGACTGACGCGGGCCATGCGATAACCGTTTTAGTAACGTGTACGGGAGGGGGGATGATCCCAGCCTTTTTAGCGTCGTAAAACTTGGTTTTTTTGATGCCCAGCCTCGCCATAAATTCCGCCGCGCGGATAAGACGTTTTTCGGTTTTACCTTGATCATCCATTTTATCCTCCATATAAATCGAAGCGGCCACACCGGGGCTTGTGCCCAGCATGGCCGCGATGTCTTTGCGTCGTAACAGGTGATCGGTCATGCGGCATCCCTCCTGCGGTAGCGGTCCAGCATGCCGGGGTTCTGGTTCAGCTCACGGTCAAAAGCCGCAATCACGTCCACGTGATACGCGTTAACGCCATCGGGGTATTCAGGCGCGGCGAGCTTCTCCACAGAGTACCCAAGATCCAGCGACAAGCGTTTGAGCGCTTTGCCGACCATGGAATACATGCCCTTGCTGGGAATGAACACGTCCCGCAGCCAGGGAATGGCTTTGACGGCCTTGTAGCGCTTGCCGCGCCCCAATTCGTCTTCAAGTGCGCTGACCTTGCGTGCGGCAGCGGAAGCCGTTGCCATGGCCGTGGCCGTCTTTTTGTCGCTGATCCAGGCTTTGGTCCTGAGGGCTTCGTCCCTCTGGGATTCTGCGATTTGGCGCTGCTCGAACTGCTCGGCCCAGGCCCTGGCGGCCAGGGCGGGATTCTGGAAGTTTGGCAGACCGGGGACATTGTTTCTGAGCCGTTCCTCCATCTCGTTGAAGCGGGCGATGTAGGCCTTCTTCACCCGCATGGCTTCCGGCCCGGTGTAGCTCATGACAAGGAGGATAAAACCGTCCTTGCTCATGACGTACATGGGAATTTCCTTATTCTGTTCAGACAGATAGGAGGAGCGCTCAAAATTCAGCGCTCCGAATCCGTCGCTGTCTTCATCCAAAATTTTACGTACGTCTGCCAGCACGTTCTTATGTTCTTTTCCGAACGCATCCGCTACCTGGAGACTGGTGACGGCGGGGATTTCCTTGCCGTTGACTTCTTTCAGCGCGATTCCAATGTTCATTATATCTCCTTCGGCGTCTACGCCGCCTCCTCATAGATTCGTGTCCCTTCCTCATCCATGCCCGGATCCAGCTCCCGAAGCCGTTCGGCCAGTGTGTTGACCGTCTGGCGTAGGTATCTCCACTGAGGGCACCGGGCATAGACCGGACAGGTGTTGCAAACGTCCTCAATAAAAGTGAGGGCCGCCCAGATCAGAGCGGCCCAGCGACGGAAGCGCGTCTCGTCGTCCATGTTCTCGGTGATCATGTACCCTTCGAGGACGCGGAATTTCTTGTCCAAATCGCGCTTGGCCCCTGCGGACAGCGGCTTTTTTCTGGTCTGCCGGGCGCAGGCCGCGATCCACCGGCTGATCTTGTCCAGCTGACGCTTGAGGGCTATTCCGCAATTCGCAGCTGGCCGGAAGACTTCGAGGCAAGCCTGGGTGGCTGTCAAGGCCAAGACGGCGCGCGTGTGCTGGACGCCGGGATTGGGGTAGGTGGGCGCGTAGGTCATGATACGAGTTCCTCCGGCCTGAGGAGGGGGCCAGCCCACCAGCCCATAATGCTGGCTACCGGCTGCATTTCCGTGTACCCGTGTATGTGCATGATGCCTTTTGGACCAAACGGCACAACCTCAACTGGGCGGGAAGGACTGGACTCTTCATAAAGCCAGTACCACCCCGGCACCGTCGGCGGCTCCTTCGTCCACACCAGACTTTGGTCGCGGCGCTCGGGGCAGCCCGACGCAGTCGGCGTCGTTGGGGGTGATGCGCGGGAGCGGGGAAGGGCGTTCCATGCGGCATGTGCTTCGTCGCTGGCTTTCGTTCGTGGCCCTTGCATCCCGCAGACATTACATATGATGGAGTACTTCCAGCCCAAGGATGGATCGAAACATTTGGCGGGATAATCATTACCGCAGTACGGGCATGGTTTCAATTCTTCTGGCATTTCTAATCCTCCACACGCTTAAAAGTGATGACCCATACCCACGGGTTTACGTCCCAGCCAAAACCGCGCTGAGCATAAATAGAATTCCACAGGGCCTCAAATGCTTGCAAAGGGGAATCATAGCGCCATTCCTGACTCGCGCCCATTGTCCATGTGGCGCTTGCCGGTCCATCACCGACGCGGCTGACCTCATATGCGCCCTCGGCAATTGCATCGTCGTTTGTCATCTTCTTCAGCCGCCCCACGCGGATATCGGTAATCTCCAGGGTGATGCGGGACAGGATGCGGGGCATGTGGATGGAGGGCGTCCAGCGCTGTTTTTTGCCTTCGCTGTCCACTTTGGCGAGAGTAAGCCCGTCAGCCTTGTAAAGGGCTTTGGGCGATGGCCATCCTTCTTCCGGGTAGTATTTGTAAAAAGTTTCCTTGACCCACAAGCGGTCGCCTGGTTGCCCGAGTGGGCAGGGGGGCACATGATTCCCTCTCAATCTAGTGGGAGGCGCAACCGTCCGCATCACCGGCCGCCGCGTCTGCGTCTTCCGACCGCCAAGGATAGCCTGAACCATGTCGCTGTTGAACAGGATGGGGCGCTCTTTCATACTTCCTCCACAGTGCAGGGCTCGATCTCTTCTCCGCTGACGTGCATAATGCGGAAACCACTTTTTGTGTTTTTGAGATCGATTCTCACGGCGTAGCAGTACGACAGCGTGTACGTGTCTTCTCGGGTGCCAGGGACAACGCGCGCCTCAACACGCATGACTGTCCCATGTTCCCATCTGGTATTTTTATAGCGCGTGTTCAGCACGTACACCTCGTCGTTAGGTAAGACTTTAGGCGGGGAAGCATAGAATTTACGCGTTTTCTTCATTCCATGCTCCAGCGTTCTTTATCTCTTTAATTCTTATGCGGGCACAGATAGCGCAGTTATCAGAACTTTCCACGTCCATCTCATATCCCTCAGAAGGTTTTTTGAGCAGCATGTACTTATTGCATAACGATTGCTTATTGCGGAAGTAATGCCACTTCCGAGAGTTGCGCAGCCATGTCCAGCCCTCCGTAAGATTATTCATCAGCGCTCTCCACAGCTCTGCGGGCGGCTTCGCGCATGAATTTTGGGGACACTCTGCGGCCCATCCATTCACAGTTTGCGGCGGCTTGCGCGAGCCAGTCTATTTCTTTCTCCAGCCGTCCCGCCCTGATATTTGCCGGATGTTTGGGGCACACATTGTCATGCGCGGTTGCTTCTTCCGCTCTGGTGAAGCTGGCATTGCAGTGCACGCATGTCGCGCGAATCTGAGACGTGACGCTTTTAGAATCTCCCGTGATTCCTTCTGCCAGCCCCGTGATTAGTGTCTTGGCGATCTCTGCAAGGCGGAGTTCATTGACATGCAACGCATTCTCCAAACCCTCTTTCAGCCTTTCGTTCTCTTCCCGCAGCCGCAGCAGTTCGTCGATGGTAGCGATGACCACATCTGGGGAGTTGGCGGCGATGTGCCCTATGCATTCCAGGCTGAGTTCTGTGTCTATGAGGTAGGGGGTCAAATCATGTTGACACGAATTCTCGCACAACGCGATCTCAGCTACCGTTTTGCGGGTTAGTAGGGCCTCTGTGGAAAAGTCAGGGTTGGTCATGGCGGTCCTCCGTGGCGGCGTGGGCGGTATCAAGCCACCTCATTTCCCATGTAGGATGACAAGGGCCGATTGGCTGCGCTTCGCCGTCAAGCTGAATCCAGATATATGGCCCGTCTGTTCCAACTACCTGACCGCGTCGCCCTTGATACTCAACAGGAGCATGCTTCTTCAGGGGAATCCGATACTGTCTGCGGAGGCTCTCAACATCGTGGGGATTCCATTTGGGCTTTCTCATTGCGCCACCTCCTTCATTTCTGCATCCATTTCTGCTTCCACCGCAAGGCGGCCAGCTCTAAGCGAGCACCATCTGCAAACCTGTATTGCTTTTTCTTCGGGGAAGTCTTTTTCGTATGACTCCCCCCAGATATCCCAGGCGCATTTAACCGGCTCGCTAGGTGGTGGACAGAAGGGTTCCCCACCTGCCATCTTTTCCGCCACTCGCGCCTCGAACTCGGCAGCGTCCTTCCATTGTTCAATTGCGCCTCGCATGGTTGTTCCCTATGTGATTGTGAATGGCAGGCCCCGGATTCGCACCGGGCATAAGACGGGATGCAGCTTAACCGTCCTAAACGCTGCAACGTTATCGCGGTTCGCCCGCGCCGCGCCTGCCGTAAAGCCGGGCTACAACGCCGCCCGGCATGGCTGCTTACATGTTTGGCGGGGCTACAGGCCTAAGGCAATCCATCGGAAGTTCAACACTCCCACCTTGCCTGTATCCACATTTACCACCATATGATCGACAGCCAGTTCAGGTACGCCAATATCTGCGTTTCCATCGGCGTTCAGGAACGTAGCCACCGCAGTGAAGGCTCGCTGGGCAAATTGCTTTTCGAACGGTACTGACACCATGCCCATCTTATTGCCGGTGTAGCATCCCCATTGCAGGATCAGGCCATTGGGAAATTTGACCCATCCGTTGTCTTCGAGCTTTTGTTCCAATCGCCTGAAGGGAGATCACCGCCCAGGGCACTGGTGTCCACCGCCAGGCCAAAGCCTTTGATGGGAAGCATGGAGTAGCTCCGGCAGGGATGGTCCTGATTTTCGGGCATCTTTATCTCCTGTGGGTTAAAAAGTCCGGCTCCCGCCGTGTGACTTGACGCGGCGGGAGCTCAAAAGGGATTCTGCGGAGAAACTCTACACACCCATAACCCAGCGCCCGTCCATGGCATAGGCCACCAGCGGAAAGAATTGCGCACGGATGGATTTGATGTTGTGGGTCCGGATGTGGTAGGTCACACCCGCAAGCAGGGGGACAAAAAGACCTTGGCGAACTGTTGTGCAGGTCCGTACATTTTGGATTATATCATTATCGGCAATGGATAGGCCCTTGGAAATGGAGATGACTCCTTCATTCGGGCTCGGACCAGAAAGTCCCAAAACAGAGAGATACCCATCATATTTCGGGGTGTAAGGGGTATAGAGATCCTCCTGGGTCTCGGCAATGGCAATGTCCTGAACCGGGATGGCACGGGACGTGTCCGGCATGGCCGCATGCGCGATTTGGGCAAAGCTGAGCATGCCGGTATACGGGATGCCGGGCATGGCACATGCGCAGTTTATCATGGAAGGTTGCTGATTCATTTCTGTCTCCTAATGCTATATGGTTTGCCGTTTAGCGCTTCTGTGGGCCGATACGGGCCATGATACATGACTTCTGTTCCTCCCGGCGGGTCGGAGAGGGAAGGCTAGAGCCTCGCCGGTGCCTCCACGGCCGCGGGAGCGGGAAATGATTACGCGATGACGCTCAGACCAGGAACTTCCTTTTCCATAAAGGCCTTCACATTTTTCATGGCCTCACCACGCCAAGCTCCGCCATCAGCTTCGACCAGCATGAATTCCATTTCGTCCTCGTGCCGAACGCGGAACACAAAACGGCTGGCGGGCTGTTCCACTTCCGTGAAGGTGCGGAAAGGCCGCAAGGTGACGGGATTCGGCAGCACGGAATTTTCCACGCTGGCAATGCCTTTTTTGATAGTGACGGCCTGACTCACCCCATCGTCGGAAATCCCGGCTTCGGCGGTGGTCTTGATATTGGAGACATATTTCAGCACAAGCCCTTTGTCAGTTGTCTGCAAGGCGTCGTCCGGATCCACAAAGCAGGCTTGCAAAGCGATATTGAAGGCTTCGGCGTCGGTCCAACTGTTGAAGGGAAGCTTGATTTGATCCAGTTCTGCCCTGATATAGATTTTGCGGTCATCGAAGTCTCCCAAAAGAGCGGACTGTACGGAAACCGCATGCGGGGATTCCACATGGCAAAGGAGTTTATCAAGGGCCAAGCCATCCACATTGTTTTTCAGATAGTCCACCAGAGCCGTGAGAGTTTTAACCTCAATCGTGTCGGGCGTCGGAGTACGCACGGACCAGAGTTCCGAGTCCGAATACTGGCGACCATTGACCTCAATGATAGTGGGGGCAGCATCACCACGGATAGCCTTATACAGTTCTTTGAGCATGATAAAAATTCTCCCTTTTTAAGATTAGTTCCCGGCACTGGCTGTTTTGCCGTCGGGGAAGCGGGTGATCTTGCCCGGCAGGGCCGACTCCACATTGGGCAAGATATTCTGCATGGGGTCTTCGCCGCTGGTCATTTCGGAAGCGCCGATTTCTCCTGTCTTGGGGTTCATGCCGATGTAGATGCCTGTTTCAATCGGCGTGGGGGCGCAGAGAGTGGAAGAAGTCGCCACGGACACCTCGGCCATGTTGCGCTGCTCGTTGGGCTTGATGGTCATTTTCATCGTGACCGTGCGTGCCTTTTTGGCCGGAGTGTTGGGATCGGTAATGTTTGCAATGGCCTTGCTAATTTCGTCCTGAATACGCTCGACAAGAGCGCCGCCGGACAAGGTGGACACGTTCAGTTCAATCATGGGTTCCTCCAGATTTTAGGTGAAAAGAAAGCCGCCCGGAGGCGGCAATATCGCTATATGGTATTTTGCCCGCCTTTCGCGGGCGGGCGCGGGCTGAGGGGATGGAGAGGGGATTTATCGTGCCAGGCAGCCGTCACGTTCAGGGCAGTGGAAACAGTCTTCATTTTCTACCGGGTCGCCATTCTTGCGCGGGCAGGCGTATTGCTTGACGTCGGCGGCCGTCTTGGCGGCCTTCGCGCCTTGCAGCTTGTCCTTGAGCTTGGCGGCTGTTTCAGTGCTCGCGGCGTCGGGCTTGTCGTCATCGTGCTGCACGTAGTCGCTCCACTTCGCCTCACCGCCTTTGATAGCTGCGTAGACGGTCTGTAAATCATCAATCTGCGCCGGACTGGCCTTGTCAACGGGGCAGCCGAGGTATTGCGAGAGATCTTCCGGGGTCACGCGCACGGCGGCGAACAGATCACAAACCTTGCGAATACGCTCTTGCGGATCAGCCACGTCGCCGCGCCGGGCGGCCCTCGCCACCTCAAGGGCCTCGTCGATGATGTCTTGGGGGATCAGGCGCAATCCTTCATTACGCACCACCTTGGAGACTGCGGCCGCCTCCTTGATGGCAAGCTCTTCGTCGGTGGCAACCACGATATAGACAGTGTCGCCGTAGGAATTTTTGCGCTGGCCCACTACCTCACGGCCCTTATTGTCCCTGCGCTCAACAGTTTTTGTAATGGAAACGACCTTTCCGAAACTGGAGTTTGTTTCGAGGTCCAGCACCTGAATGCGCACCTTGCGGAAGGTATCGTTTTCAAAGGTGGTGGTCGTATCCACGCGGATATTTCCCCACTGCTGAATTGCCAGTTCCGCGAACCGGATCGAGGGGCCTTTGATATACTGCTGTTGGCCTTGGCGGTTTTTACCCACTGGCTTGGAATATTCCACTGTTCCCGCGAACGCCGGGCGCTTGCAGGCGTCCAGAATACGCTGGCGGGCCTGCATATAGTTGCGGGGGCGGTGCATGGCCATCGTATAGGCGGCCTGCACCAGAGCCTTTGCCTCTTCTGCGGCGGCCACGGCGGCCGGATCAATCAGCGCCGGAACCGGGCCGCCCGGGACAACCGGGGCGCTGTCCATGATTTCAGGTGATAAAGCACTCATGCTGCCTGCTCCTTTCGGCTGTCCCGCACACGCGGAACGCCGTTTTTGTCGATGCTTACGGACACGTCGTTTCCTTTGACTCTGGCCTTGCCGGAGTCCAGCGCCAAGCGCACAAGGCGCTCACGGCACTGCCCTTCATAGGCTTCGGCCTCCGTGAAAATTGTTTTTGCTTCCCGCCACGTATTGGCTGCCTCCGTCCATTCCGGGGGATCCATGACGCACAGCCGCGGCTCAAGGGGCGGGAGGTGGATGACTTTTGCAGGACCGGCAGCCGGTGGAATGCCGGTCAGCACATGCTTGGTCCAGAAGTTGCGGGCAATGTCCCACATGAGGCTTATAATGGCGTCGTCGCGCTCGATGCGGACAATCAGCAGGCGGAAGGCATCGGCGTTCCAGGCGCAAAAATCAGCCCATTTGAGGCCGGTAACGCCCATGTAATGCTGCATCTGCACCTGATAGTTCGCCGGAACGCCTTCGTCTTCCAGCGCGTAGAACTTCCTGGCTCGTGGGGCTTTAATTTCGAGAATACCGGGGGGCCGGGGAAGTCCGTTTTCATCAGGGCCGGGGGTCACAAGGCCGTCGATGTTGGCGATAGCCCATGTCTCCAGCAGATGCCGTTGCAGGCCCGGAGTCTGCACCTCGAAGCCTGTTTCCTGCCGGTACAGATCGCGGATGATCGGCTCAAGGAAGTTGCCGCGCTGCATGTCGGGCGTCGGCTCCTTGTCGGCGGCCCCGTAAACCTTGGCTTGCCAAACGCCGTAAGGAGTGCCGCCGTATGGGCAGATGCCGAGCAGTGACGGCATGTCTGAGCCGCCGATGCCGGAGCGGCGAAGTTCGAGCCATTCCATCCTGGTCATGTCATTGCCTCCGTCCGTCGCTGTACGGACTCTTGGGAGCCGTGTCCGCCCCGCTGCGCCGCTGATTGTTGTACAGGCGGCATGCCCAGCAAAGAGACATTCCGGGGATTGCCTCGGCATTTTTACAGCGGACGCAGATCCCGGCGCTGCGCAAGGCCTGATACCGCTCGCGCATGTATGCGGCGTTCCTTGCACGTGCCGTCAGCCTGTCCGCCCTATCGTAAACAGCGTAACGCATGCCGCGACCTCGCTTCATTCCACAGGCGTAACACCTGGGCCACACTGGTTCCCTGAAAAGCCCTGCGCGCCCCATCTGGCATAGGCAGCACGCCGATCACGCGACGGCACCTGAAGCTGAAATGAGTGATTACGGCCATGTCACAGCCTCCAAAAAGTTGAAGGCCGCCAGCACCAGAACAGTGCCAACGGCCCAAAGCCAGCCGCGCCAGTTGCGGCACGGTGATATTTCGGCCCACATCACGCGGCCTCGCGAGCGGGCGGGGTCATGGTCGCCGGGCAGAAGATGCCTTCGTTTTCGTCTTCCGCTGTCCTGGATTCGTCTTCCGTGACAGGCTCCAACGCCGGGGCGCACTGGCGGGTTGTGATCGTGTAATAGCCATTGTCGCTCATGCGGGCGGCGAATGATTCTGCCTGCGGCCAAGTGGGGAAAGAGCGGAAAGACTTCTCATCGCCGTGCTCATACAGCACGTAGTAATCATAGGGCATGTTCGCCTCCATTGGTTAAAATTTCATCAATCCCGCCCCCGACCGGAGTCCGGGGCGGTATGATGAAGGCAGCATGGGCTGCCGGGTTGGGGGGGGCAAAAGAAAAGGCCGGAAATCCGATGCCCCCGGCCTTGATTGGCTTAACGATTCAAAAAATATTTATTCTCCTGGGAGCCGTAAGTTTTCGGTTCGGATACACCTACAAGGGTGCCGTCTCGTAACTTCCAGAGATTTCTGTATCCTCCCAAGTCGTCGTATCTCCCTTGCGGGTAGGGGTTCACGTCAAGCGGGCCTATCACCTCAAAAAATTCTTTCTTACTTACTTCTTTCAGCATGTTTTCCCCTTGCGATCTTCATGGCGTTCTCCTAGTAAGTTTCGCTCCATTCCCACCATCTTGCTGGTGTCTGCAAAATGGTGGTCAGAAACAAAATTTATTGTTGATCTCGGTTTCACGGCCTGGTCATCGTGCCCTTGGCCGTGCGGCGCTCTCGTCGCCATCGCCCGCCGCCTTTCGGCCTGCACTCTCATAGAGCGCCATTTTTGCGGGTGCCCCTTCCTGCCGGGCCAGCTTTCTTTTCCGATCCTTCCGCCTCCCTGAGCTTCTCTCGCGGTTTCCTACTGATCCACGTCCTCCGTATAGGGCTCCGCGTCGTTCGGGCCTCTGGAATCCTGCTCCAGGCGGTCGCCTCCGGGTCAGGGCTTTCGTGCTACTCTGGGCCGTGGCCCGTGTTCGCCGCTCTTCCTCGTTGGCAAAGCCAATGTCTCTAATTAGAAACAAACTGTCAAGCCAAAAGTTGATTATTTTATACAATTGAAATATAAAAAAATCGCCTCAAAGAGATTTTGAGGCGAAAAAAATCGGTTGTCGTGAATCTCTTGATATAAAAAATCACGCCGGGAATTTCGGCGTGATGACGGCCCAGTGAACGGGCATAAAAAAGCCCCTCGGGAGAGGGGCGTAGTGAGCGGGGGGAAGTGGTTGAGCTTTTGTTGTGATGTAGGTAAGTAAAACTTAACATGAGGAGATTAACATGTATCAAGTTCGTGATAAAAATACACAGCTCTCAGCACAAGAAATAGAGGCTATTAAGGTAACACAGGAAATTATTAAAAGGATGGCTGATAACTCGCAGAAAATAAAAAATTATTTTCTAGTTGCGTGTGTTATTTTTTTTGCATTGCTAGGCCGTGGCGTAGTGTGCCTAGGCTTACATACTTATCTTGCGTTTTGTATCCTCACCCTAACATTTTGGATCATGGATGCAAAATACCTTCGCCTAGAACGTCAATTTCGGGAGCATCATAAAGCTATTGTTTTGGGGACAAAACCGTACCTTGATGATTGGGATTTTAACCCAAGCGGTTATCAAGTCCCTTCTACGATAAGAACTATGTTTACCTTTTCGCAGCTACTCTATCCGGCAATGATAATTATCCTGTTTTTGATTGCGTGAAACTACTGTAAGCCCCGACTTTGCCGGGGCTTACTATTGGGGGTACGCTATCTTCGTGCCCTTTGGCATGCATCCTCAATCCAAAACTTTATATTTTCTATACCATTATCATTAATCCAGGAATACTTCATAATTGTGTAGTTGAGGGGTGATGGCGTGGAGGTATAGAACCCATGTGCAATATATGGGTCCATTCCACCAGCACTCGGTATCCCATAGCGATTATTCATCCCTTCCAGTCCGACAACAATTCTTCCCATGCCTCGTTCACGCGCCTGCTCTATTTCATACTTTACCCATTTGCTCTGATAGGTTTTTTCTCCAACAAATACGACAAGGCATGAACATCCATTCATATTATCATCAATCCATTTTTTTATGAGAATATCACTTCTTTTGACTTCCTCATTGGGAACATTCTTCATAAATCCCATATTTTCTCTGCCTAGGATATGAGGAAGATTGATTATTTGATTGACGCGCCAAACATCTTCATCCCAATCATAGGAAGGAAACACCTTACGAAATAAAGGACAATTTTGTCCTAACAATGCGTTAATTCCATATGGCATATTATGATACCCCCCTGAAAAGAAACCAGCGGCCTACTTCTCCCGCATGTCCGTCCAGGCCCAGATGGCGCGGCTGCTACACCACTCGGCCGAACCAGCGGACACGGCCATAAACACGGAACGTATTGAAGTCATCCCCCTGTACATCAATATCCGGACGTTCTTTGTTTTCAGAACAAAGCCGCCACCCATTGGGGATTTTGGCAAGGCGCTTGACCATCAGGGCATCGTTCAACCCTACTACAAAGATATACCCATCGCGCAACTCTTTCCCTTTTTCGGATTCGTCCACTAAAATGGTGTCCCCCTCCCGAATTAAGGGCTCCATCGAATCGCCCGCTACGCACATCAGGACGCATTTTTCAGGGTGGATATGTTCCCGCTCAAGAAAGCTCTCGCGGAAGGCATACTGTCCCGTCACCTTGCCTGATGTGACAAGACTTTCACCTGCACCAGCTATCGCTCTGACTTTGGGAATCATGGCATAGCCCTGGAGTTTTTCGTCTGGTGGGGTGATCGTAAATCCCATACGGACGAGCCATTCCACCAATGCGTCTCCCTGTGGGATGCTCTGTCCCCCCAGGAATTTATAAAATTTTGATTTTTCATTTTCTGGGTCAGCCGTCGCGAGGCGCATAAGGTCAGCCTTGTTGCCTCCCATCCGCTCCAACAATTCCCCTACCTGCTTCTTGAGAATGTCGTAACTTTCCATAGATTTTACTTAACCTTCTGTCTCGAAAAGTAAACTTGATAAAAAGCGCCTATTAACTTGACCTATCGTATTTAATTAGAGACAATAAGTGTCATGAGATATACAAATTTGATCTGTTCCTACCTGAGAGAATCTGGCGAATCTTGGAATGCCTTTGCATGTCGCGCGGGGGTTTCGCGCGCCGCGCTTTATAAGACGCTGAAGGGGAAACAGAATCCTCGGATAGACAGCGTTGAAAAACTGCTTTCGGCTGCCGGGTATGAACTTATGGCTGTCCCAGCCCCCCCCACCACGCCATCAGGGTCTTCCACGTCGGAAGAGGCCTCGCATGGATAGACTATTATCATTCGCCAGGTTGCGACGGTTGGGTAGGCACATGGAAAAGGAAGCTGTGACTGCCATGCTCTGGGCTTTGGGCGTCTTCTCCCTGCTCCTCGTCTTCTGGTGGCTGAAAGGGGATGACTGATGCCGGACCTTGTGCCGTTGACCTTCAAGGCCGATGACGACCTCAATCGGTATATTCTCCAGGAGATGGGCCACCATGATCTTAACCGCTCTGATTTTGTGCGCCAGTGCATTCGAGTCGCGGCTCCATTGCTGCGGGAATGCCCGACGCTGATTAGCTTTGATGACAAAAGAATAGCCGAAGTCATGAGTAAGGTCGGTAAGATAGTAGTAATACTAGATGGAATCTAGAATGCGCCCCCCTGAAGTGATGGCCTACTGCTACCCTCAAATCAAACTCACAGCCATGCCGGAGACGCCTTCACATCCCGCCGGATGGGTGAAAGTGGAGGCCCCGCCGTGCTTTCAGGGGCTGGAGGCGGTGCAGGTGTTTGTGCGGGCTTATGAGCAAGAAATTTGGGAAGAGTTGTTAAAAAAGGCTCTGGGGAAAAATTGATGCGTCGCATACTGTCGCTGTGTGATTATTCCGGTGTATGGAGCCAACCATATGCCGATGCAGGGTACGAAGTGATCCGCATCGATATTCAGACAGACGGCAGTGACGTGCGCCTGCTGGAACGAATGAACAATGTGCATGGCATCCTGGCCGCACCTCCCTGTACCTGCTTTGCTTCGTCCGGTGCACGGTGGACACGGACAGATGCGGACATGGTTGAGGCGCTATCAGTGGTTGATGCCTGTATCCGTCTGACCTGGGTACACCGGGCGACCCTCCGCTGGTGGGCACTGGAAAACCCGGTGGGAAAGCTGGCGCGGTATCTGGGCAGGCCCAAAATGTATTTCAACCCCTGCGACTACGGTGATCCATACACCAAGCGCACATGCCTGTGGGGTACATTCACGCCGCCCATGCCGTTGCTCCTCGGTGAAGACAGGCGCGTCAAGCCCATACGGGTAAATTCTCAGGGGTCTTGGATGCAGTCGCTTTCTGGCCGAGGGAAAAACACCAAGAACTTGCGAAGCAAGACGCCTCCCCAATTCGCCCGGGCATTTTTTGAGGTGAATCCGTGAACGTAAAAAGCCCGGTGGGGAAGCCGGGCTCCGGCACATGCCGGTAAAATCAAAATAACGGGTGGGAAATAGCTGTGGAACGCGGATATGTCAAATTATGGCGAAAGACGCTGGACAGCGGGTTGCTTGAAAACGGCCCGGCTTGGCAGCTCTTCGGCTATCTCCTGCTCAATGCGGCGCACAGACCACATCGCAAGATTGTAGGCGGTGTAGTCTTCGACCTACAACCGGGACAGGTTGCCTTCAGCCGCGCGAAAGCCGCCGCAAAACTGGACCTCAGTGAGCGCCAAATTCGTACCGCATTTTTACTGCTCGAAAAGCTCGAAATTTTGACCAGCAGGGCGACCAACAAATGCACCATCGTTTCTCTTGTAAATTGGCATAGATACAACAGAGAGCGACCAGCAGGCGACCAACAGAATGACCAGCCGATAGACCAGCAGGCGACCAGCACCCGACCAGCAGGCGACCAGCAGACTCCGCCGGTCAGCTTAGATACAAGAATTAAAGAATTTAAGAATAATAATATATATACCGCATCCGCACCGCAGCAACCTCAGCCCGCACCGCCTGACGGCGGCGCGGAGCACACGCCTTCAACGGCTTCACGGTCACGGCAAAAAGAAAATGCCAAACATGAACCAGATGGGCAGTACATCCTGACTCGCAAAGGGTTTCGCCTGACTGACAAGCGCCTTTTGGCGTTCAATGGCTTTTGGGAGGCCTTTGCCTATAAGCGCGGCAAGGCCGAAGCCGCGGATGCATGGCTGGGAATCCCACAGCTCACGGATTCGCTTGTGGCCCGTATTTGCGACGCTGCACGGCAGGAGGCCGCAAATCGCCCGCAGGTCGAGGCGCGCGGCGGGACGCCTAAGTGGGCGCAAGGCTGGCTTACAGCCAGGCGATGGGAAGACTATGTGCCGGATGAGTCGCCGCCGACAGCCAGGGCCAGGGCAGACCCCATTCCGGAGGAACTCACCCCGGAAGAGTGGGAAAAGGCCACGGAGGCACGGCGAAGGCTTGAGGCAAGTCGGCGGCAAAAGGAAGAAAAAGCTTTGGCGGGAAGAGGAATTGAAATATGCGCACAGTAGCAAGAACCGATGACAACCAACGCGACATTGTGGCGGCCTTGCGCCGGGCGGGGTGCTCTGTGCTCATCCTTTCCGGAGTCGGCAGGGGATGCCCTGATATCGCCGTAGGCCTGCGGGGAGTGACGTACATGTTGGAAATCAAGGACGGCAAGAAGGCCCCCAGCGACCGGGGGCTGACACCGGATCAAAAAGACTGGCATACAAAATGGCGCGGTCATGCGGCGGTGGTTCAGAGTGTGGACGATGCACTCAGGGCCGTAGGGCTGACACGATGACCAAAAAGCGCGGCAGGCCAAAGCTGTTTCCATGCTGCCCGGAGTGCGGCGAAGATACGCTATCCCTCACAGGTACGCGGCTCCAGGGACATGTCATCAACAGGTGGTGTGTATGCTCTATCTGCGGTGCTCATAACCGATGGATTCAAGCAGGCGAGCATGGCCATTGGGTCCGCGTCCGTGAAATAAACAGTCCAGAAAATACCTCCGCCTCTTGCCTATAGCCCGGAGTGCCATGCTACGCTTTTGCCAAAAGCAGGAGCGTAGCCCATGCCCATCTTCACCGATTTCATCAGCGCCTTTCTGACCCGCATGGAAGAGCGGCATTGCGTCGCCTACATCCCGTGTAAGCGGCGTAATTTCGACGGCCACGGCAATGCCGGTGACTGCGGCGAACCCGTCGGCCAGTCCGGCGTGACCATCGGCGCGGGCCTGGACCTGGGGCAGCAGGGAGAAGCCGATTTGCGCCGTATGGGGTTGGAGATGGAACTCATCAACCTGTTCCGCCCCTATCTCGGCAAAAAGCGGCACGGCGCCGTGGCCGCCCTGGGCAAGTCCCCCCTGACCATCACCGAATCACAGTGCGACGCCGTGAACCGCGCCGTGCATACCGACTACATCCGCCGGGGCGCCGACCTCTATGACCGGAACACCGGGGGCCTGCCCTTCGCGGAGCTCCCGCAAGAGGCCCAGGCCGTTATCGTTTCCCTGTTCTACCAGCTCGGCAGCCCGTTCCCCTCCAAAAGTCACACCGGCTACCCCGTGCTTTACGGATACCTCTGCCGCGGCTACTGGCAGGCCGCCGCCCTGGAGCTGAAAACGGGATTCAAAAAATACATCTACCGCCGCCGTCAGGAAGGCGAACTGCTTGAGGGGATTGCCTGATGTTCGACCTGCTCAAGTCCTTGTTCGGCATCGGCGGAAAAGCGTTAGATAAAATTTTTCCCGACCGGGCCAAGCTCCAGGAAAAGAACCTGGAGATCAACGCGGAAACGGAGCGGGCCAGCGGCGGGCGCATGACTCCGCGCAAGCTGCTCATGTATGTTTTTGCGCTGGGCCTCGCCTGGGAACTGATGGTCAGGCCGTTCATCGTCACCTACTGGCCTGCGGCGACATTACCACCGTCCATGCTCAAAGAACTTATGGCGGCGGCCTCCGCCATGTTCGGCATGGGGTTCTGACGTGAGCGCCACGGCAGAAGAGCGTTTGGCGCGCATCGAGGCTGACATTGCCGCTGTGAAACAGATCATGGCCGAACAGTTCGGCGCGTTCAACCTCCGGCTTGACGAGGTTGTGGTGTCACAGATGCGCAGCCTCGGGAAGCGTATGGCCTTGGTTGAAGACCATGTCCGTGAACTGCGGGAAGACCGGGCGCGCGAGGAAGGCAAAAAAGCCGGGAGCAGGGCCGTGCTCGCCGCCCTGTTGGGCGTGCTCTCCGCCTGCGCCGGGGCTGCCGGGGCCTTTATCGGCAGGCTGCTGTGATGGCGGGCAAAGATAATCTCAAGCCAGTCCGAACCGAGGGCGAAGCGAGGAGCAAGGGCCGCAAGGGCGGTATCGCATCCGGACAGGCCAGACGCGAGAAGGCGACGTTGCGTGCTGCCCTGGAAGTACTTCTTGAGCGCAAGGGAGAAGACGGAAAGACAGGACGCGAGGCATTGGCCGTGGCCCTCTATGACCAGGCTCTCAAGGGCGACGTGCGTGCTTTTGCGGAGCTGCGCGACACAGTGGGCGAGAAGCCCACAAACAAGCTGGAGATGGGCGGCGACCTGAGTATTGCCGCCGTCATTGAGGAGGGACGCAAACGTGTTGCAAGGCTTCGCTGAAGCAGACGCACGGCTTGCCGCAGAGATAGCGGGCTATGCTGCCGATCCCCTGGGTTTCGTGCTTTTCGCGTTCCCCTGGGGCGGCGGTGCGCTTGCCGATTATCCCGACGGCCCGGACGTATGGCAGCGCGAGATATTGCGCGGCATGGGTGAGCAGCTCAGTACCGGTGCCTCCGCCGCCTCCGTTATCCGTGAGGCCGTGTCCTCAGGGCACGGGGTGGGCAAGTCCGCGCTGGTGGCGTGGATCATCCTCTGGGCCATGTCCACCTTCTCCGATACGCGCGGGGTTGTCACTGCCAACACCGAGAACCAGCTCAAGGGCAAAACCTGGGCAGAGCTTGCTAAGTGGCACCGGCTCTGTCTCTGCGGCTACTGGTTCGACTGCACGGCCACGGCGCTCATCAGCACACAGGCCGGGCACGAAAAGACTTGGCGCGTGGACATGGTGGCATGGAGTGAGCGCAATACCGAGGCTTTCGCGGGACTGCACAACAAGGGCCGCCGTGTGCTGCTGATCTTTGACGAGGCTTCGGCCATTCCAGACGCGATCTGGGAAGTCTCCGAGGGCGCGCTGACCGACGCGGACACCGAAATCATCTGGTGCTGCTTCGGCAATCCCACACGCAACACGGGGCGGTTCCGGGAATGCTTCGGTCGCTACGCCCACCGCTGGAACACACGCCGGGTGGACAGCCGCACTGCGGCCATGACCGACAAGAACCAGCTTGCCCAATGGGTGGAGGACTACGGCGAGGACAGCGACTTTGTGCGCGTGCGTGTGCGCGGCGAGTTTCCGCGCGCCGGTGACCGGCAGTTCATCTCCTCGGACATTGTGCACGAGGCGCGCGGGCGTTCGCTCAAGCCGGATCAGTATAGTTTCGCGCCCAGGATTCTGGGCGTGGACGTGGCCCGCAGCGGCTCGGACCAGAGCGTCATCACCCGGCGGCAGGGTCTGGCCTGCCTGGAACAACGGAAGTTTCGCGGTCTGGATACCGTGACTCTGGCGGGCATTGTGGCCGAGGAATGCCGGGAGTGGGGCGCGGACAAGATCTTTGTGGACGGCATAGGCGTGGGCGCGGGCGTGGTGGACGCCCTGCGACAGGTCTACGGCCTCGGGCATCTGGTGGTGGACGCCGTGGCCGGGGCAACGGCCCTGCAACCCGAGCGTTTTTTGAACCGGCGGGCCGAAATGTGGACGGCCATGCGCAAATGGCTGGCGGAGGGCGGGGCCGTGCCCGATGACGCGGAGCTGGCCGAGCAGCTTTGCGGGCTGGAATACGCGGTTACGGTTTCGGGCAAGCTCAAACTGGAGAGCAAGGATGACATGAAGGCGCGCGGTCTGACCTCGCCTGACTGTGCCGATGCCCTGGCCCTGACCTTTTACGCGCCCGTGCCCGTGACTCTGCACGGCGCTGCCCAGCGCAAGGCCCGCACCGAGTATGACCTTTTCGGAGAGGGGCACTGATGAGACTGTTCTATCGTCAATGCGTGGGCAGATCCATACGCACCGCCCTCTTTCAGCTTATGAAAGGGGAAGGCCTGCTGCCCTGCGCCATGAGCGCCTGGGCAAAGCCCTCGCTCAAGGACTGGCTGTCCCTGACCGCCCGGCGCGACGGCGTGGTGCTGCTGCGCTGTGAGGACGAGGCCGGGCAAATCCTGGGCTGCGGCCTGTTCACGCGCCAGCCCTACCGCGTCTGGCAGTTCGATTTCACGGCCTTCCGAGCCGGATTCGCCGCGGCGACGGAACAGGCGCGCGGCGGTTTCCAGTGGGCCTTCGAGCATCTGGACTGCACGTCCATCATGGGCGTTTGCCCGCTGCCGAACCGCCATGCCTGGCGGCTGGCCGAGGCCTGCGGCTTCCGCGTTCTGGCGCGCCTGCCCAGAGCCTGCTTTTACGCCCGCAAGGGCAACTATGTGGACGGCGTGCTGGTGCTCTGCACCAGAGAGGATTTGAACACGGTCATGCAAAACAAGGAGAGCATCATGGGATTTGGAGGAGGCGGCAGCCCGAGCATTCCCGAATCCACGCCCGTGCCCAAGGCGGAAACGACCAAGGATGTGACGGCGGCCAGCACGGAAGCGCGGCAAAGTCAGAAGGACAAGGCGGCCAAGGCCGCCGGGCTGAAGAATACCATTCTCAGCGATGCGCTGCTTTCTTCCGGTAATAGTGCGTCCGGCGCCGGCAAGACGTTGTTGGGGCAGTGAGGGCAAGGCATGGCCGTTGACCTGAAAAAGCTGCATCAGCGTTGGGAAATGCTGGTGGAAAAGCGCCGGCCCTGGATTTCCACCTGGAAGGACCTGGCGGCGCTCTACCTGCCCACAGGCTACCGTGACGCCGACGACGGCAATGCCCGTGGCGGGAAAAACCTCCTGAATCCCGAGGTGGTGGATTCCACGGGAATCTATGCCCTGCGGACCCTGGCCGCCGGGATGCAGGGCGGCATGACCAGCCCGGCCCGGCCCTGGTTCGGCCTGCGCCTGGAAGGCGGGGATAGCGGTGATGGCGGGATCACGGCGCGGGCCTGGATAGACGAGGTGGTGGAGCGCATGCGCACCATTCTGCACACGTCCAATTTCTACGGCGTGATCTACCAGGCCTATGCGCAGCTTGCCGCGTTCGGAACGGCCTGCGTGTTTGAGCGGGCCGACATGAGCGGCTTCACCTTTGACTGCTGCCAGGCCGGGACCTTTGTTCTGGACGTGGACGCCGGGGGCCGTGTGGACACGGTCATGCGCAAAATATGGCTGACCGCGCGCCAGATGGCGCAGGAGTTCGGCGAAGACGCGCTGCCGGATATGGTCAAAACCTCGCTGAACAATGCGAGCATGGGCAATGTGCGCCATGCCGTCTTCCATGCGGTCTATCCCCGTCGGGAGCCGGGCCTGCGCCGGGAAACCATCAACGGCGCGCGGCGGCCCTTTGCCTCGGTCTACTGGATGCGGGGCATGAGCGGCGCGGGCGGGTATCATCCGCTACGCGAGTCCGGCTTTGATTCCTTCCCTTTTTTCGGGGTGCGCTGGAATGTGCTGTCCGGCGACGTCTACGGCACCAGCCCGGCCATGGACACCATGCCGGACTGCCGCATGCTCCAGCAGATGGCCAAAACCACGCTCAAGGGCGTGCACAAGATGGTCGATCCGCCGGTCAACGTGGCGGCGGAACTACAGAGCGTGGGCGTGGACCTGACGCCCGGCGGCGTCAATTACGTGAGCATGATGGGCAACAACGGCGCGGCGGTGACGCCGGTGCTCAAGGTGCAGCCGGATGTGGCGGCGGCGCAGGCCATGATTCAGCAGGTGCAGCAGCAGATCAAGGAAGGTTTGTACAATGATCTGTTCCGCATGCTGTTGGGCACGAATCGCCGCCAGATCACGGCCACCGAGGTGGACGCCAGGGAAGCCGAAAAGATGATCCTCATCGGGCCGGTGCTGGAGCGCCTGCACGACGAGCTGTTCATCCCGCTCATCGACCGCACCTTTGCGCTGATGGACAAGTTCAACGCCCTGCCGCCCGTGCCCGAGGAACTGGCCGGGCGCGGCCTGAAGGTGGAGTTCATCTCCACCCTGGCCCAGGCGCAAAAGCTGGTCAGCACCGGCGGCATCCAGCAGTTGCTGGCCTTCATCGGCGGCGCGGCGCAAGTGGACCCCTCGGTGCTGGACGCGCTGAACGGCGACAGGCTTGTGGACAAGTACAACGAATATCTGGGCGTGGACGCCGGTGTGCTCCGACCTCAGGAAGAGCGCGAGGCCATCCGGGAGCGGCGGGCGCAAGCCCAGGCCCAGGCGGCACAGCAGGCCCAGGCCCAGGCGGCCATGGAGCAGTTGCCGCGGGCCGCGAAAACCCTGGCCGACACGCCCATGGGCGGCGAACAGCCCAACGCGCTGGATGCGCTGCTCGGCGGCATAGGAGGCTACTGAGATGGCTGACGACAGTTCACGCAAGGCCAGGGACCTGCATCTGGCTCAAGTTGAGGGCGTGCGTCAGGCCATGGCCACGCGGGAGGGGCGATCCCTGCTGCGGCTGCTGCTGACGGAAAGCAGATTCCTGATGATTGTGACCTCCGGCGTGGCGGCTGACGACCTGAATCACTTTGAGGGCCGCCGGGCCGTGGGAGCGAAACTGTTTGCCCTGCTGGCCGAGCAGGACAAGCGGAACATCATCACATTGATGGAGGATGAATAATGGCTGATGAGACGACACCTGAAACCGGGGCTGAAACACAGGCCGAAAGCCGGGCCGGGACGGAAGGCCACGGGCGGGAGGCGGCCACGCTGCTGTCCGGCGGCGAGGGGCAGGAGAGCGGAGAGCGGGGGGCAGGGGACGGCCAAAAGCAAACAGACGGAGCGGTCGGGGAAACCGCCGCCCAAGAGGTAGCGCCCCCTGATCCTGAAAAATTCAATCTGACTATGCCGGAAGGCAGCGGTTACGGCGAGGCCGAAAAGACACAGTTCGTCGCCATGGCCAGGGAGCTGGGCCTGACCGAAAAACAGACCCAGCAGCTTGTTGAGAAGTCGGCGCAGGCTCGGTCCGCCGGGCTGGAGGCCCAGCGTGCCGCCCGGAACAAGCAGGTTGAGGACTGGAACAAGGCGCTCAGGGAGGACAAGGAGTTCGGCGGCGAAAAGTTCGCCGAGAATGTCGAATACTTCCTGCGCGGTGTCAAACATCTGGATGTGAGCGGCGAACTCGAAACGCTGCTGGAGGAAACCGGCTACGGTTCGCACCCGGGGGTGGTCAAGGCCGTGGCCCGGATCGGGCGGCAGCTCAACAACGACAAGCTTATCGGCAGGGGCGTGACGGCTGACGACACGGCCTTGGCCGAACGGTATTTCAAAAATTAACCATACGAGGAATGCGAAATGGCATATGAAAAAGGACTTGTGGCCACGCTCCCCGAACTGGAGCAGTTCTATAAGGGGACGCCCGCCGGTGATGTCATTGAACTGATGAATCAGACCAATGACATTCTGGACGACGTGCAGTGGATGGAATCCAACCAGAGCGACGGGCATTTGACCCGCATCCGCACGGGCCTGCCCGAGGTTTACTGGCGCAGGCTCTATCAGGGTACGCCGCCCTCCAAGTCGCAGTGGAGCCAGGTCAAGGAAGGCTGCGGCATGCTGGAAGCTCTCATGGAGCTGGATATCGCCGAGACGGAACTGTACGGCGACAAGGCCAAGCAGTTCCGTCTTTCCGAGGCCCTGGCCTTCGCCGAGGCCATGCGCCAGAAGGTGGCGACCACGCTTTTCTACGGCAACAGCAACAGCAAGCCGGACGAATTCAACGGCCTGGCCATGCGCTACCCGGCCAAGGACAGCCCCAACGTCATTGACGCCGGGGGCACGAGCGGCGGCATGACCTCCGCCTATCTGGTCTGCTGGGGCGCCAACACCTGCCACGGCCTGTACCCCAAGGGCAGCACCGGCGGCCTGGACCACAGGGACCTCGGCGCCTACATGGCCCAGGACGCGGACGGGCGCAAATTCGAGGTGGTGGGCGACAAGCACACCTGGAAATGCGGCCTGACCGTGCGCGACTGGCGGGCCGTGGTGCGCCTGGCCAATATTCCGGTGGAAAATCTGACCAAGCGCAAGGGCGAATCCGGCTTCATCGACCTGCAACAGCTGACCATCATAGCCAAGAATAAAATGCCGCAGACCATGCGCGACAAGGCCATCTGGTACTGCAATGCCGATTTGCTTACCGCCCTGGAGCTGCAATCCACGGATGCGGGCAATGTGCATCTGGTCTACGGCGAGTTTTTCGCCTCCAAGGCCGTGCCCAACCTGCACGGCAGGCCCATCCGTCAGTGCGACGCGATCCTTTCCACTGAAACCGTCATCTAGCAGGAGGACCCACATGCTTGTCGATTCCAATCTTGTTCTGAAAGAGGGGGCTGTCACGACCACCGGCACGGGCGACCCCGTGGGCCTGACCTCGCTTCTGATTCCTGGCAAGGGAGAACCTGTTCCCTTTGCCTTCAAGGTCACTGAAACCTTTGCGGGCGGCACGTCCGTGGCCTTCAAGCTCCAGCAGTCCGCCACGAAGGACGGCAGCTATGCCGACGTGGACGGCTCCGAGTTCACCCTGGCGGCAGCCGCACTTGCCGTGGGCGCGCGTGCGCCCATTAAATACCTGCCGCGCGGCGTGACCAAGCCCTGGCTCAAACTGACCTGGACCGTCACGGGGTCATTCACCGCCGGGAAAATCTTTGCCGCCCTGGTACGCGAAGACAGCGAAGCCTACGAAGCCGGTCAGTACATCAATAGCGGCAAGGTCGAGGGTTAGGCCATGCAGGTGCGCGCAAAAATTATCATGGTGCATGGGAATGTCTTGCGCGAGGCCGGTGAGGTTTTCCCCTGGCTCGGTCCGGGCGATCCGCCGCAGGCGCTGTGCGAAAAAATCGACTCTGAAGCGGCGGGGAGCGGCGGCAAGGCGCGCGGCGGCATTCCGTATTCCAAATCCGCCGCCGCCACGCAGGCTGCCGGAAAGTAAAACCGGATGGGGGGAGGACACGGCCTCCCCCCATCCTTCAAGGTGAATTATGGCGACGGACGCTGGAAAGATCAGAATCTGGAACATGGCCCTGGGCTATGTGGGCACGCGCACTGTGGCCGCCGAGGATGAGCGCTGCGAAGAGGCGGTACAGTGCTCCCTGTACTGGGATGCCGCGCGGCGGCAGGCCCTGCGCGACTATCCCTATAACTTCGCCCGGCGCCGGGCCTGGCTAGCCGAAGCGGCGCTGCCGGAGGTCTACGCGGTGGAATGGACGCACGCCTACGCGCTGCCCGACGGCTGGCTCAAGGTGCACCATCTCGTTAATGCCGGGTGGCGGAGGCTCATTCACGCCGACGCGGCGCACGAGAGGCGCGCTCCGTTCCTGCTCGCCGCCACTGACGAAGGCGCGGAACTCCTGCTGACCGACGTTGCCCCGGCGCTCATCTCCTACACCGCCGACGTGCCGGACACGTCCAGATTTGATGATCTTTTCACGGGCATGCTGGCCCGCAAGCTGGCGGTCATGATCGCCGTGCCTCTGCTCAAAAACAATACCGGCAAAGTCAATGAACTGGCGCAACTGTATTCGGCAAGCCTGCCTGACGCCCGTCAGGCCAATGCCAGCGAACATAAAGAGCGTCCGGCCGTGGATTCGTGGCTGGCGGCGCGTTAAGAGGTATGCCGTATGTCCCTGCCCAATTCCGATTCCCGCGCGCTGTTCCTCGGCAACGGCGCGGCCACGCAATTTCCCTTTTCCTTCAAGGTCTGGGAGGAATCCCAACTGGTGGTCAGCCTGACCTCGCCCCAGGGCAAAACCAGCCGGGCCACGGGCTGGACGGCGACGCTGACCGACAACGGCGGCACGGTCAGCTATCTGCACGAGAGCGCGCCCCTGCCCGAAGGCTGGAAGCTGTCCATCGTGCGCAACATGCCCTTTGTGCAGGAAGTGGAACTGATTTCCGGCACGCGCTTTGACCCTGAAGTCATTGAGACGGCGCTGGACCAAGCCGCCGCCGAGCGCCAGCAACTGCTGGAACAGCTCTCCCGCGCGGTGATCATGCCGCCCACCGGCGAGCAGAGCCCGGAAGAGGTGGTGGCAGACATCAAGGCCGCCCGGGACGCGGCTGAGGCTTCCGCCGGGGCCGCGGGCGACAGCGCCGCGCGGGCGGCCCGGAGCGCGGCAAACGCGGCAAACAGCGCCGGGCAGTCGGCGGGCGCGGCCGCCGATGCCGAGTACTGGGCCGGGCGCGCCGAGGACGCCTCCAACAACGGCCCGGCCACGCCCGGGCACATCGGCGGCGTCAAACCCCGTCACGGCCTGTCCGTCATGGAGGACGGCACCCTGGACCTCAATACGGGCGACGGCCTGGAAATCGACGCGGCAAAAAACGCCCCGCGCGTCAACGCCTCCGGCATCCGGCACGGCGTCCTGGCCGTGGCGCACGGCGGCACCGGGGCCGACACGGCCCAGGGCGCGCGGGACAAGCTGGGTCTCAGCGCCTGGCAGAAAGGCATGGAAGGCACCAATCCCCAGCGCCTGCGCAACGTCATCCTTTCCGGCCGGGAAAAGGACGGCTATCCGGCCTACCTCGTCGGCCAGGAATTCATTGACATGCAGCACGAGGACGGCGTGTACATCAGCAAGCGCGGCACGGTCAGCGCAAGCGGGGAATACAGCACCTCATACCGGGCCACCAGGCCCCTGCGCAATCAGCTTGTCTACCAGTCCGCAGGCTGGCTGACGCCCAGCACCGTTACCAGCGGACAGTGGGAATACGCCTTTGCCGACCGGGCGCACGTGCTCACGGGCCTCTATCTCCAGAATTTCGACAACTCGCCGCAGTATTTTCCCCGGAAATGGCAGCTTCAGGGCTGGAATGAAAGCAGCGGCCTCTGGGAGGACATCTACCGCCGCGACAATGACCAGGCCCTGCGCGGCAGTTCGGACAATCTCAAGGACAACGGGCGGATGTACTGGTTCACGGAAAATGCCACGGCCTACCGGCGCGTGCGCATCAACATCGAAAGCAACCACGGCGGCGCGTACTCGCAGCTTGCCGTCATCCGCCTGTACGAGGCGGTCATTCCCGGCCTGCACAAATATGACCCGGCCCTGTACGCCACGCCCGAAACGCCCTTTGCGGCCTCCGTGGCCTGCGGCCTGAGCGCGGACGGCACGGCCCGCACCCTGGACCGGCCCGTGAAAGTCACGGAGCACGTCGTTTTTGACGGGCGCAAGCTGGCGGAAATGAGCCGCAATTACATCTACGTCGTCCCGGCCGATGAAAGCACCGGCCGACTTCCGGACAATCTGGACGCGGACAGGGCCGTGCCCCTGCCCGGCAATGCGGCCTTTCTGTACGCGGACACCCGCAAACTGCACTACGGCACGCGCGGCGACATTGAAAAAGAGTGTTTCGCCCTGCTGCAATCCCGGCACACCGTGGCCTACGATCCGGTGCCCAACGGCATGTTCGAGATGAACCAGGGGGCCTGGAACCATCCGCTGTACTTCCAGAACGTGCGGGTGGACCCCACGGAAAAGCCACGGGGCGCGGCCTCCAGCTACAGGTTCACGGGCGTCGACAACTGGATCGGCCCCAATGCCGACCTGACGGCGGCCCTGCTCGGCAAAAACGCCCATCCCTACAGCAACGAATACACCGTGGAGCTGGATTTCAAGTGGAACGGACCGGCCCCGGAAGCAACCGACGATTATTTTATCCTCTTTGACAACGGCTACTATACAAGCCGGGGCTGGGCGCTGGCCTATCACAACCGTAAAAAATGCCTGGCCCTGCATTGGGGCAGCAAGAGCATCAGCAACTGGTGCTACCACGCGCCGTTCAATGCCTCTGACGGCACATGGCATACGGTTTCCGTGAGCCAGCGCGATTCCAGCCTGTTCATCCATGTGGACGGCGTTTGCCTCGGCGCGTTCAATTATGTGTCGCTCTGCAATCCCAATTACCGCTATTGGTTTCTGGGCCGCTGGATACACTCGGGCAGCCACCAATGGTACGGGCATCTCAATAATCTGCGCGTCACCCTGGGCACGGCCCTGTACCAGGGGCGGGATTACGCCGTGTCCCCGGCTTTCAACCGTGGCCCGATTCCCGACAAAACCCTGTGGTACGACGCCGCCGAAGGGGTGGTCAAGGAATGGCAAGCGGAGGCGGGCGTGTGGCTGAAAACGCCCATGCTGCCCGTGGGGCATGTGGATACCGGGCGAAAAGAGCACCTCATGACCGACCAGCCCAGGGGCACCTATCATCTTCAACCCACCAAATGGGTGACGGATTTTAAAACCGACAGCAGTTATGACGGCAATGCGGGGGCAAGCAGCCTGTTCAATCTCGGCTACGGCGGCGCACATGCCTTTTTGTCAGGGGGAACAAATGATGCGACGCATGCCGTGGAATTTATGCTTGAAAAGCCCCTGGCCTTTGAAAGCATGCTTGACTTTGTAAACACGCGCGGCAATTGGAACTCCTCATTGTGCAAATTCAGATTGTCAGGCCGCAACGCTGATGAGGAAGCATGGAATGTGCTGATCGACCGCAGCACTTTTATTGATGACGGAGCCTTGCTCGGGGCGGGCGTATACGTAGCGCCCAACGGCACATCCCCCTATTTCGGCGGCTACAAGTCATTCGCCATCAGTGATCCCACGCCATATTGGCAGTACCAGCTGTACATTCTGCCCAAGAATGAAGTGCCGTTTTTCAAAGATTACAACTACACGTCGGTCCTGCTTACCTTCACCTTCCGTGACGCCCGGCCCGAGCTACTGGGCATTTCCAGCTACGCCACGGGCGGGGCGTGGACCATCGGCCCCGTCCCGCTGGGCGTGAACACGGAGGCTGAAATCCCGGTTCCCTTCGGCAACCTGCCCTTTTCCGTGGACGGCTCTGTGGAGGAAGAGCACGACTACCAGGTCAGAAAGCGCAGGCTGGGTGAGATGTCCGGCTGGTACAACAGCGGGTATTACGTCACCGGTGAAATCGTGTACCGCAAAAGCGACGCCGTGGTGCTGGTCACGGGAAACCATGCCGTCAGCCAATACAACGGCAACTACTGGAACTCGCCGTCCGTGAATACGCAAAGCAACAAGGCCAACTACTATCTCAGCCTGCAACGGAGGGGCGTGTGATGCAAATTCTTACCTGGCTGACGCCCGAGGATGAAATGTATTGCGCCGCAACGCCGCGCGCGGGCCGCGACACGGCCATCGCCGACAGACCGGCGGACATGCCGCAGGGCCGCTACAACCGGGAAAACGGGCAGTGGGAACGGGTTTACGAAGCGCCCGGGCCGCAAGACATCAGCCTGGGCGAAGCCGAACGGCTGTGGGCCTGGGCCGAAGCCCAGGGCGAGGGCATGGCGGGCATCATTCTCAAGGCTTTGGGGCTGTAGCCATGCGCGTATCCTATAAAAACTTCACCGGCGGCGAGGTGACGCCCACGCTGTCCGCCCGTTATGACCTGGGGCGTTACGCCAATTCACTGAAGATCATGGAGAATTTTCTCCCGAATCTGCACGGCGACGCCTACCGCAGGCCGGGCACCTATTTTTTGGAGAACCTTGGCGAGGGCTGCGTGCTCCTGCCCTTCAGCTTCAATGCCGAGGCCGGGCAGAATTTCGCGCTCGCCTTTGGCGAAAAGAGCCTGCGCATCGTCAACGTGAACGGCTATGTCGTGGCTGAGGCCATGGAAAGCCCCTATGCCTTGGCGGACGTGCCGGAAATTTCCTACGCGCAGGTGGGCGATGTGGTTTATCTGGCGCACAAGGACTACGCCTTGCACAAGGTGGTGCGCACCGGTTCGGCCCCGGCCTATGCATGGTCCATCGGCACAGTGGCGCTGAATACCTCCCTTGCCGCGCCCGCCGCGCCCACGGCGGCCTGGCAGGGAGGCGGCGGCTCCTACACCCTGCGCTACAAGGTGTCCGCCGTGGACGCCGACGGCAAGGAGAGCCTGCCGTCCGCCGTGGGTTCCACCGCGTCGGGGAAATATCCCACGGACTGGACCGAGGGCAATCACTGCGTTCTCAGCTGGCAGGCCGTGGAAGGAGCCGCCGAGTACAATATCTACCGCGAAAGCGCCGGGTATTACGGCTTCATCGGCATCGCCCAGGGGACGAGCTTTGACGACCAGAATTACGAGGCCGATATCGCGGACACGCCCAAGGAGGACTGGGACCCCTTTGCCGACGGTAACAATCCCGGCACGGTGACCTTTCACCAGCAGCGCATGGTCCTGGCTGGGACCAGGAACAGCCCGCAGTCCTTTTACATGTCCCGCACCGGCGACTTTGAGAATTTCCGCAAGTCCCGCCCCCTGCAGGACGACGACCCCGTGGAATACCAATTGGCCTCCGGCACGGTGGACGGCATCGTCTGGGCCGCCAGCTTCGGCGATCTGCTCCTGGGCACCGCCAGCGCGGAATACAAGGCCACGGGCGACAACGGAGCCATCACGGCCAAAAACTGCACCATCACGGCGCAGAGTTATTGGGGTTCCGCAAAGATCGCGCCCATCATCATCGGCAACAGCGTGATGCACTGCCAGCGCCACGGCAGCCGCGTGCGCGACCTCTACTATTCCCTGGAGAAGGACGGCTATGCGGGCAACGACCTATCCGTGCTGGCTCCGCATCTCTTTGACGGGCACACCATACGGCAATGGGCGTTCCAGCAGACGCCCGGCAGTGTCCTCTGGCTGGTGCGCGACGACGGTGTGCTGCTGGCGCTCACCTATATGAAAGAACAGGACATCTGGGGCTGGTCGCGCCAGATCACGGACGGCCGCGTGCGCTCCGTGGCCGCGCTTTCCGGAGAGAACGCCGACGAGCTGCTTCTGGTGGTGGAGCGGAGCGTGGACGGCGCGCGGAAATATTATCTTGAGCGCCTCATGCCGCGCTGGGAGCAAAATGACGATATCAGGGACGCCTTCTTTGTGGATTGCGGCCTGACCGGCGTTTTTGAAGACGGTGTGGAAAGCGTCGGCGGCCTGTCCCATCTGGAGGGCCGGACCGTGCACGCGCTGCTGGACGGCTCGCCCGTGGAGGGCCTGGAAGTGAGGGACGGGGCGGTGGTGCTGCCCTACGCGGCGCGCACGGTTTCCATCGGCCTGCCGTATACCTCCACGCTCTGCCCGCAATGCGTGGAAGCCGACACCCAGACCGGTTCGACCCTGGGCATGAAGCGCGGCTACGGCCAGTGCGCGGTGCGCCTGTTCCGCTCCGTGGGCGGCAAATTCGGCACGGACAGGAAGACGCTCTATGATTTTCCCTTTGTCCCGGCCCGCTGGGGCGAACCCTGTGAGCCGTTCAGCGGCGACGTGCAGTGCTCGGCCGGGGGCGGCCAGGACCCGGACACCAGCTTCTATATTGTGCAGGACAGGCCGTTGCCCATGCAGGTGGCGGCCATTGTGGTCAGCGTGGATTTCGGCCAGCAGGGATAAGGAGGAGCGGCATGTCGGTGACATTTCAGACAGAGCGTTTCGCGGATATCTGGGGAGAAGTGCAGCCCTTGCTGGCGCGGCACTGGGATGAAGTAGCGGCAAAAGATATCACTGGCTCCCTTGATGTGGATGAAGCCCTGTACCTCAGCATGGACAAGGCTGATCTGCTGCATATCACCACCGCGCGGGACGAGGGCGTTCTGGTGGGTTACGCGGCATATCTGATTTATCGCAACCACCATTATCGGCGGAAACTCATAGCCGATGCGGATGTCTTTTTTCTCCTTCCGGAATGTCGCAAAGGTTTGCTTGGCCTGCATCTGCTGCGGGCCGCCGAGTCTGTCATGCGGGAACGTGGCGTCAACGTCATCGTTCAGAAGGTGAAAGCCTCGCATGATTGCGGGGCGCTTTTCCGGCGTATGGGTTACCGGCTCACGGAATACCTTTACATGAAGGCGGTGTGACATGGCTGTAACTACGGCTGTCGTCGGCATTATTGGCGCGCTGGGCAGCGCCTACGGCTCCTATCAGAGTTCCCAGGCCCAACAGCAGCAGGCCAACTATCAAAGCCAAATAGCCGCCCGCAACGCCCGGATCGCGGAACAGAACGCCCAACTCGCCGAGGAACAGGGACGGCAGGCCAAGAAGGAAGGCTACGAAGACAAGCTGAAAAAACGGCAGGAAGTGGCCGGAGTCATCGGGGCGCAACGCGCGGCGCAGGGCGCTTCCGGCGCTGTGGTGGACGTGGGCGGCAATCTTGACCTGAATCTGGACACGGCGGAAAGCGGCGAGATCGACGCCCTGAAGCTGGAACAGCAGGGCCTGGACGCTGACTACCAGAAGCGGCTTGAGGCCTGGAACTACCGGGAGCAGGGCGCTGCGCAGTCCAGTGCCGCCAAACAGTATTCCAGCATGGCCGGGGGCATCAACCCCTGGATGAGCGCGGGTTCCACCCTGGTGGGCGGTTTGGCCAACGTGGGCGGCAATTACTACAACATGACCAAAGGAATAAAGCCCGACAATGCCCTCAAAGAGGTCAAGCCATAGGGGAAAAACATGCCCAGAATACCCGAATACAATGAGCAATACCGCTATGCCGGGCGCGCCGGAAATCTCGGCGGCCGCCTGAATCCCGGCGACTACGGCGGAACGGCCGGGGCCATCGGCGCATCCGGCCGGATCGCCGGTCAGCAGTGGCAGCAGGCTGGCGCGGCCCTGACCAAAGCCGCCGACACCGCCGCCGTCATTTACGATGACTACAACACCACCAAGGCGCAGCAGGCCGTCAGCGGGCTTCAGAAGAACTTCCTCGCCTGGCAATCCGAGATGGCCAAGAACAAGGGCGAAGCCGGGATGGACGCCGGGGCGCAATATGAGCAATGGCAGAAAAAACAGGTGGCCGAACTCACCAAGGGCATGAACGATTTCCAGCGCGGACGGTTCAATGCCCTGGCTGAGGTGAAGGCGGCGGGCTTCCGGCAGTGGGCCGCGGACTACGGCAGCGAGCAGGGCCTTGTTTTCCGGAACGCCGAAGACGTGGCGGGCATCAAGGCCAGTGGGGAAGTCCTGGTGGCAAACCTGACCAATCCGTCCATCGCCGAACCCGCGATAGACAGCATCTGCAAAAACGCAGAAAGCATCGCCAACCGCAAAGGTCTGGGCGAAGCGGCCAGGGCGCAGTTCATCAAGGATGCGCTGTCGGAATCCATCACCCCGGCCATCGCCGCCCAGATCGACGCGGGCAAGTTGAGCACGGCGCGCACGGCCCTGTTGCACTACAAGGACAAAATCGGCGCCGCCAATGCCCTGAAGCTGCAAGCCGCCATCCAGCGCGAAGGCAGACGCCTGGAGGCCGAGGCCAGGGCGGAACGGGAACGGGCCGAGACACAAAGAGCGCTGGGTAGTGTCGCAAGCCTGCTGCAAGACACAGCGGGAATGCCGCAGGACAAGCGGGAATCGGCAGTTATGGATGCTATTGCCCAAGAACCTGACATCAAACGGCGACAGAGAATGGCGTCTGTGGCCATGGGTGAACTGGCATTTCAGGCTAGACGGCTTGACGCCCAGAATGCCGCCGCCGGGCGCGCGCTCGCGGAGAAGGTGAAAGATATGTCTCCCCTGGAGCGTTCCGAGTATTTCCTGAAGAGCGGAGCTTCGCAGGAAGCCATGAACAACGCCGTCAAACTTCTTTCCACCGGAATGATGACTGATCCCGTCGCCTTGTCGAAGGCGAAGGAAGAAGTGTCCGGGGGAATGAGCATGGACGAAGTTTCGACAAAGTACGCCACGTTGATCAACGCCAAGGATATTGAGGCGCTGCGCTCTTTTGCCGTCGATGAGGAACAAAAGAAAGCCAACCGGCGGCGCACGGCCTACTTCGATGAAATGGCGGCAAGGTCCGGCCTTGATCCCAAAGACGAAGACGACAAGACGTACCTCGCCGGAATCAGGGCTGAGTTGGAAGAAAAGTGCATCAATGGCGAGTTCAAAAGCGAAAAGGAACAGCGCAACTGGATATATGGGAAGTTGGCCAGACTACGCGGCCCCGGCTGGATTTTTGGGGAAAATGAGTACAGCCCGCGCGAAGCCGCTGGCCGTAATGACGTTTACCTTCCCGTGCCGGATTTCATGCGGGAAGAGATGAAGCGTTCCCTGATAGAAAAAGGCGAACCCACGACAGAAGAAGATATCCAGCGGGAATACAATAAAACACTTGCGGAGCGAGGGGAACTTTGATGACCAGTCTGCCCAAACACAATGTGACTCCGCTTTCAGTGGATGCTCCCGCCGATGCCGTGAACACCTCCGGCGGCATCACTGCCGCCCTGGACGCCAGGCCCGGCATGATGGAGCAGCGGGCGCGCGAAACGCTGACGCCCGCGCCGGAGCAGGAGCCGAAGGAGTTTCCCTGGAGCAATCCCACCGCCGCATGGTACACGCCGCCGGAAGAAAAGCCCGCGCCGGAATTTTCCACGGGCACGCTGCGGGGGCAGATGGTCGAGCGCGAATTGTTGCGCCATAAACTTTTGCCGGAAGGCAAAACTGATGACGGCACGGGCGCTCTGCTGCGCGCATCTTTTGCGCTCAACGCCGCCTCGCAGTACAGCCAGGATGACGCTTTTACGGCCGCAACCGCCTCGGCCGCCCTGGGCATGCCCCTCGGCATGACGCTGGACAATCTGGACAAGGCCAGGGACATGCTTGGGGAATACACCCCGGCCAAAGTGAAGGAATTTGCCCCCGGCTTCCTGCGGTTGGTGCAGTACGACTACGATTCCGCCATACTCTGGCGGCACGATCTTGCCACGGCCAATGCCGTCAACAACGCCTTTGAAACCATATCTGACCCGGAATCCCGCATGAATGCCTTTGGCAGGGGCCTGGGCGGCGCGGGAATCATGCTTCTGCAGCAGGGGATCAATCTGGGACGGCTGGCTCTGGAAGGCTTCGGTTCTCTGACGCGTGGGGTGGATGAAAATTACCAGCCTGCGGATTTGGCGAACAAGCCCGTGTCGGCGTTCCTGCTGGAAACATCGGACACCATGCGCGACTGGGTGCGGCAATTGAGCGAGCGACGGAAAGAGATCAACGCGGAATCGCCTCTGGCGGGTATGACTGTCTGGGACAATCCCGACGTCTTGCTTGATTCCCGCTGGTGGATGGAGAACACGCCGGGCGTTGCGGCGTCCATGCTTCCCATTCTCGGCGCGTATGCCAAGGGCGGCGCTGCCGCCGCCGGGCTGACGGGCCTCGTCATGAACGGGAATGAGGTCTACACGGATCTGCTGGACGCCGGGATGGAAGACAATTCCAGAACACGTCTCTATTCCCTGCTGGGCGGCGCAGCCATGAGCACATTGGACGTGGTTGGCCTGTCGGGCATTTTCGGCGGCAAAGTCGCGGTAAAGAAAGCCGCGAAGGAAGCAATCCTGCAGGCGGCAAAGGGCGGCATCAAGGCCACCGCCTCCTATGTGGGCAAGCGGGCCGGGCAAGCCTATTTATTCGAGGGCGGCACGGAATGGCTGCAAAATCTTGTCAAAGCGGGCGTGGAAGGAGCCGCCAAGGGCAAAGACTTCGGCGGCATCCTCTCGGATATTGGCGAAGCCGCAAAGCAGCTTGAAGATTTTATCCTCGGCGGACTCATGGGCGGCGGCATCGGAGGAGTGCATGCGCGTAGAGAGGTGGGCGGCGAACGCGCCCGCCAACGCCTCCTGGAGAGTGTCACCAAGGCAGCCGCATCTGAAGAGGTCGTAGCGGCCCGCGCGGAAGTGCAAGCCGTGGCGCAGGAAGCCACAGAGGCGCAACAGCGCATGTCCTTCGCGCAATCTCTGGCGCAGTTGGCCGAAGCCGCCGACGGTTCCACCATGCGCGCCGCCGATCCGGCAATCTTCGAGCGGGAGGCGGACAAGCTCATTTCTGAAGGCGCTCGCTCCCTGTGGCTGGATGTGGACATGGTGCAGGAATTCATAGAGGCGGACGGCGCGAGGCTGGAAGCTCTGGGGCTGACGGCGCGGGAGGTGGCGGAGGCGCTTCAGGTCCAGGCCGGAGCCGTGAAGGTTTCCACGGCGCGGCTGGTGTCGCGTTTCAATGGAGAAGACCGGGCCTTTCTGTTGCAGAATGCCCGCATGAAGCCCGGCGGCATGACGTTGACCGAAGCACAGGAGTTCGACCCGCAGAAGCGTGCCGAAGCCGCGGCCGAACGTATCCGCGCCGCCGGCAGGGCCACGGCGGAAGTCGCCAGGGAGCGCACGCGCCTGAAAAATGAATTTGTGCAGGCGGGTTATGCGCCTCACGTAGCTGAATATTACGCCACTCTGCACGCGGAGCAGGCGCGGACCTTTGCCGACCGTTACGGCATGGACCCGGTCATGATGTTAAAGGAACGGAGCGTTGTGCGGGGCGAGCCGGACAACATCGGCGACAATGCGCTGTATCACCCCATGAACCCCGGCACTGACCTGGACGCCCCTGTAACTGTGGTGACGGTGCGGCCGCGCTTTGGGGGGCAGAATGCCAAAGTCTTGCGCAAGCGCTTCCCCAAGGAGGTCAGGGCTGCCGTTCTGGATGAATTCAAGGCCGGTGTGGTCAATGAGGACACAGGGCTGACGGTCGGCATGACTGCCAAGGATTTTCATGAACACATGAAGTTTGGTGATGCCGACGCAGTTGATGGTGTGCAACAACTTGAGGCCGTTGCCGCTTTGCCTGAACTCATGCGCGAAGCCAAATTGGTCGAGAGCTATGAGGACAAGAAGAGTAAAGATGGCAACCTGAAACAGATGCACCGTTTTCAGGCTGCCTTGCGCATTGGGGAGAAAGATTATTCCGTCAAGATGACAGTAAAAGAGTTCAAGGACGGGACTCTACACTTCGCAGACGACAACCCTATTAAGCTTTATCACCACAGGCTTGAAAAAGAGATGCCTGCTGGTAACTCCGATACCCTCCGGAAATCCGGTGTCAATCGGCCCTCAGCAGGCATTCATGAATATACTTTACGGTCGCTCCTTGAGGATGTCAACGACAGCGGGGGGAATCGTTTCTTTCAGCGGCAACGCGGGGCCATCTCCTTTGGCCCCGACGGCAGATCCGTCACCTCCATTTTCAAAGACGCCTCAGATCTTTCAACGCCCATCCACGAAGGCGCGCACGTCTTCATCAATGATCTGATCCGCGTGGTCATGGACGGCGGCCGAATGGCCGAACAGCTTTATGCCCGTGAGATAACGGTCGTCAACAAAGACACGTCCATTGACGATTCCCTGCGCCAGCGCCGCCAGCGCGCCCTTCGCCGGCGGTGGAACAAGCACAAGACGGGGCTGTGGCAGGCGCGCGAAGATCTGGCCGCGCTGGTGGAGAACGCCAATGCCCAACGCGAGGCGCACAGCAAGGCCATCGGCGTGGATTTGCCCTCTGTGACGCTGGAAGAGGCCTTGCAAGGGCAGCTTACCCAAGAACAGGTCCGGACGCTTCAGGAGGTCAATGCGGCCGGTTTTGAGGCATACATGCGCGAGGGCAAGGCCCCGTCCTCAAAGCTGGCGGTCGTGTTTCACAAGATGCGGCAATGGCTTGCATCCATCTATCGCCTGGCGACCGTCCACGGCGTAAAGCCTTCGCCGGAAGTGCGCCGCGTGTTCGACCGCATGCTTGCCACGGATGAAGCTCTCCGCAAAAGTCAGGCCGGGGCCGCGCTGGCCGATGAGGGCGCATTCCTTTCCGCCGTGCAAGAGGCTGAAACCGGGCTTGCTCCGGACGAGTCCGGCGAGTGGACCCTGACGGACAGAATCAACTACAAGGCCGCGCTGAACCAGGACAGCGAGTACGAACGCCTCCAGGAGCTCTACGACCGCGCCGAGGCCGAAGTGACCGCCCGCATGGACAAGGCCACGCTGCAGGACCGCAACAAGCGTTGGAAAGCGTATTTCGACGAAGGCAAGGAGATTGCCCGCGGCGACGTGTTCTATGAGATTATGGCGGCTCTGTCGGTGGAGGAAGGCAACCCTTATTCCGGCATCAGCCGGGACTGGCTGGAACGCCAGTACGGCAAGGCGGCTGTGGCTGATTTCCTGAAGACGGCGCAGGGGAGGCGGCTGATCAGCAAGGACGGCGGCGTGGCCCTGGATGCCGTGGGCATCGGCGACATCGTGGGCGGCATCGAGCGCGCCGACGCGCTGGGCCTGACCGATGCGGACGGGCTGTACAACTACCTTTACGACAACGTGGTTGTGCGGCGCCGCAATATGGTGAACGATGCCCGCGCCTATGCCGATCAGCGTATGGCCGACGATGACGCCCGGGCCGAAGCTGCGGGCGACGAGCCGGGAGAGGCATACGGCAAATATCTGGAGGAAGTGGAAGCCACGGTGCTGCGCCTGGCCGCGCGGCAGGATTCCGGCTGGCGCACAAAGGAGCAGCAAGCCCGCTGGGTGGAGGAACACCGCACCCCGCTGGCCGAGGTGCGGCGGCGGGTGAAGGCCGTCCTGCGCGGGAAAAAGCTGCGCGACATTCAGCCCAATCAGTTTGTCGGCGAGGTCCGTAAGGCCCTGCAGGAGCGCAATGCCGCGCTGGCCGCCGGGAATGCGCAAGACGCGCTGGCCGCCGTGGACCGGGCGCGCGTCGCCCTGGAAAGCTGGATCGAGGCGAACCGCATTGTGAAGGAACGGCAGGCGTTCGAGAAGAATGCCGCGCGGCTGGCCGCCCTGAAGCGAAGCGTGGTGTTGCCGGAGGCGTGGACGGCCATTCAGGACATGCTTGAACGGTTCCGCCTCGCGCCTGCGCGCAAGAGGGTGGAAGGGGAGTCCGTCACGCTTTCCGATGCCGTGGCCTCCTTGTGTGAAGACACGGCCGAAATCAACGGCCTGCCCGCCATTGCCGAATGGTTGCTGGCTGACAATGCCGCAACGCATTATCTGGATTTGTCGGCGGAACAGCTTCAGGACGTGAAGGATGTTCTGTCCATGCTGGAACACATGGGCCGCCAAGGACTTGCCGCCAACCGGGAAAACGAGGCCGCCAAGATTCGGGAGGTGGCGGAAGAGAGCGCGAAAGCCATGTCCGGCCTGAAGGAACTTTCCGTGGCGCGCGAGGGCACGGCCTGGCATCGGTGGCAGGGGTGGATGCGGTCATTCTTCGGCAACATGATTTCCTCTCTTCAATGGAAGTTCCGGCAGGCCGACGGTTTTTCAAACCTCGGCCCCGACGGCAGGCGCGGCATCAATGAAGATCGTCTCTGGGGCGGCATCGTGGACGGGGAAGCGCGCTATCAGGTGCGCATGTCCGGACTGAAAGAGCGCCTTGACCCGATTTTCAAGCGCCTGGTCGAAAGCGCGAAGTCCTGGGAAGCGAAGTTGGGCAAGACGTTCGCCGTGGACGGCAAGCCGCTGCCCGTGCCGGAAATCATGCGCCGCGGCGGCAAGCTTAACTGGACTTCAGACCGGGTGCTCGCCCTGGTCCTGAACCTGGGCAATGAGGGAAACGTCACACGTCTGCGCGGGGGCTACCCCGACATGTCGCCGGAGGTACTGTCGCATCTCATCGGCGACGACGCCACGCGCCTGATCTTTCCGGATTGGCAGGGGCGCGGCAATGACGGCCTGTTGTCGGCGCAGGATTGGCAGGACGTGCAGGAGATCGGAAACGTTTTGCATGGCCAGTGGGCGGATATTCAGGCGACCCATAAGAAGATGTTCGGCTTTGCGCCGCGCGGGGTGGACGCCCGGCCCCTGACCATTCGCGTGGACGGGCTGTCCGTGAATCTGGCGGGGTGGTATTATCCCGCCGTCTATGACGCCGGATTATCGTCAGAAGTGAAGAAGCGCCAGGAGCAACAGGACGCCATTGTCCGCACCGAGGCGGTATGCGCAGCCCCCGCGGCAAAGCGCGGCTTCACCAAGGCCAGAGCGAACAGTGGAGGCGGCGCGCCCCTGTTGCTGGAAACCGGCGTCGTCATGTCGCACCTGAACGACGTATGCCGCTTCATCGAAATGGCGGAAATCGCGCGCTTCGCCGACCGTGTGACGCGCGCGCCGGAGTGGGCGCAGGCATACATACGCGCCTTCGGCCGTGAGGACTATGAATCCATCAGGCCGAACCTGAAGGGGCTTGTATTGGAAGAACGCCCGCCGACGGACGCCATCAGCAAGTCCGCCGACTGGCTGCGGGAACGCCTTGTGCCCTGGGGGCTGGCCTTCAACCTCAAGACGGCCCTTTTGCAGTCTACGGCCATTTTCCCGGCCATGAACGACCTTGGCGCGTCAAACACGATGCGCGGCATTTCCGCCGTGGCCAAGGGGGGCTATGCCCTCATAAAGGAAATCTGGGGAATATCGCCCTACATGAAAAGTCGCGCTGCGAATATCGACCAGGATTTGCGCAAGAGCATGCGGGGCATTGACGCCCGGACGCGGCAGAAGGCCGTGAAGCTGCTGGGCAATGAACTGACATGGAATGATGTTGTCGAGGCCGGGATGCTGCCGCTCATCAGCGTGGACATGGCTACCAGCTCGGCAATCTGGATGGCGGCGTACAACAAGGAAATGGCGGCCCTGATGAACAGCCCGGCGGGCAAACCCGGCATCGACCCGTCCAGCGACCACCACACGGCGGCGGTGCGCGCTGCGGACATGGCCGTGAAGGCCGTCAACCCCGACTTCAACCCGTCCAGCCGCAGTCAGTTCCTGCGCAGCCGCGGCATGGCGCGCTTTCTGAATATCTTTTCCTCCGCCGTGGTGCTGTTCGCGCAACGCCGGGCCTACAACGCGGGGGCCCTGCGCCAGGCGTGGGGAAAAGCGCCGAACGCCGGAGGCAAAATGCGGGCGGCTTTGCGGTATGCCCGATACGAAATGTACGACTTCGCGCTTCAGGGCGTGGCCATGGGCGTCATTCTGTCCCTGGCCTACGGCGAGGACGACCCGAAGAAGTGGGGAAAGAATATGGCCGGGGCCTGGCTGGACGCCGCGGCCATGCGCGTGCCGGTATTCGGCAGCCCTGTCACGGCGCTGATCACCGGCGAAACATGGCGCGGCATTTCGATGGTCTACGACCAGCCCTGGCAGATGGCAAAGCGCACCAGCGCCGCCCTGCACAAAGGCAACGGCAGCGGCCTCGCGCTGTCGCTGGCCGACATCATCAGCTTTGAATTGAAGGTCCCTGTCAGCCGCCTCGGCAGGAACGCCGTGCGTGGTTATGAACAGTGGCAGAAGGGGAAAGGTACGCCGCTGTCGCCGCTCATGCCGAGGCCGAACAGCTATTGACGCTATGACGGCGAGGGACTGTCAACGAAGTGATTATTGAAGCAGATTGCCTACGGTGTCCTCGTAGCCCTTAATTCTGCCCATCTCTTGCACGTCCCCGCGAGAAAGGTTGGTGCGGGGAAGGTGCTTTGTTTTATCAAGGTCGTTACTCGAGCACATTTTTTTTAGGCGGGTGGTAAGGACGTAATCTGGAGGGAACATGCGGTCGCGTCGAATATGTTTCTCAGAAAATTTCATTATACTTAATATTCTAAGAAATCCACAGTAGTTCCTATCGTATTCCCCTATATAGAGGCCTAAAAACGATGTTTCACGATAACACTTCCACCCTCCATATATGTTATAAAATGAGTATCCGTATGACCACGGCTGTAACACCACCAGCGCATAGACGATTGTTGCCGCCAGCATGCAGAGGATTGAATAAAATCGTCGTTTCATATTCCGACTGTATGGAGGCTTGAGGTTTTTGACAAGCCGAGGAAAGGGCCGGACCCTCACAAGCCCGGCCTTTGTCCTGTTTCGTTATCCACGCCCATACAGGCGGCCCAGCTTGTACCCGGCCTCAAGCGCATTGTAGGCGGCGCACAGGCTTTCATCTGCCGCCACATAGAGGTTTTCCAGGATTCCATACGCCTCCCGCTCATCCGGGCGCATGCGCATTGTTTGGGTCCCCGGATGGCAGCCAAGGCGGACGATATTGCGCACGACGCCGAAGCTGGCGTGCATCTCACGCGCTATGCGCTCCATGCGCTGCATGGCCTCCTTGCGGTCACTGCCCATGTCGTCGGGGAAGTCCGCGCGGAAAGTCAGGGCCGTGGACGGTGCCGGGAAAGTCTCCGGCGCGGGGAGCGCTTTTACCTTCTCCTGTTCGTCGATCTTCCCCTGCACCCATTCCAGCGCGTCGGGTATCCACTCCTCCGGTAGGTCGTCGATCCTCTCAAGCTGGAAGTGCGCTTTGACCTGCGGCCAGAGGGATTCGTGATGCTGGCCGCTGATCCATGCCCAGGCGTTGACCAGAGAACGGAGAGGCTTGCGGCTGGTCGGGGTCGAGGGCGTGATCTGGATGTGGGGCACTTCGGGGAGGGCGACTTCACGCTGGGCGGCAAGCTCATCCCGCATGGCATTGAACGCGGCGATATACAGCAGCTTGATTTGCAGAGCGCGCTTTCCGGTGTAGCCCATGACGAGCAAGATGAAGCCGTCGAAGTAGACGATGAAGGATGGATAGCTTTGCCCGTTTTGAAGATCGGTGTAAGGGGTCTCCACAAAATTGTGGAGGCTAAAATTTTCGGGGGCTTCCGAAGAAATACGGCGAATATCCCGAAGAACAGAATCATGCCGTTTGCCGAAGTGTTCAGCTATGGCAAGTGAAGTAGTGGCCGGGCGGCCTTCGATTAAGGAAACGGACGGGGAAAAGTGTTCGGTGGGGAGAAGTTGGGCTTGAGACATAGGAAGCTCCTAGAGGAATTTTCAAGTTCCTGAAGGCATCTTCTCCAATAGAAAATGCCGGGTGTTGAAAACAGCTCTAGGAACTGCTCCCCGCCTTTGGCCTTGCGGCTTGGACATATCGGGGACACCCGGCAACAATGGTTGCGATTCTAGCCCAAAACATCGCCAAGAAAAATCTTGACTTTGAGAAAAGGGCACAAAAAAAGCGCCAATCTGTCGGGCGGCGTTGTCCGCCTAGAGGTGTTTTCAAGCACCGTGAAGACACAACGCCATAAAATTGAGGGGGAGTCAAGATTTTTGTTGAGTCTAGAAAGTGAGGAGGGTAGAGATAAAATTAGGATTTGCTGGTAAGGAGAGCATATGTCTAAAAATGATATTTATAAAGCAAGAGATATGTTTCACCTGTGCGGACTTTGTGAGCATTGCAAATATGGGTATTGCGAAGAGCATCATTGCGAAACCGAAGATACTAATGTATGCGATTATTTTTTAAGTCGTGACGATGAAGAAAGTAAAAATTGCACAAATAACGGCTGTCTTGAAACGATGGGACCATTTCTTTTAATTCTTTTAATCTACTATTTATGTAAGTAAAAATCATGTCCGGCGTAAATTCGTCTTCGTTGCACGGCAGGCCATGGTCACGATCATCAAAATATCCTCGCAGGCAGGCTCGACGGCACGGGTCAGTCCTTCGCCGCTTTCAAACTATCCAGATAATCCGCCCAGTTCTGCATCATGCGGCGGCGCTCCGGCAAATGCTCCGCATAGTTGTAGGCGGCCCGCACATGGTCGCGCTCACCGTGGGCAAGCTGGCGCTCGATCCAGTCCCGGTTATATCCCATCTCATTGAGCAGGGTAGACGCCATGCCCCGGAAGCCGTGCATGGTCATTTCGTCCTTGGTAAAGCCCATACTGCGGATCGCCACCAGCATGGATTCAATGGAGATGGGTTTTGCTTCGGTGCGGATGGAAGGAAAGAGAAAGCGCCCGTTGCCGGTATAGGGCTGTAACTCCGCTAATATGCTTAGGGTTTGCCGCGAGAGGGGGACAATATGGCGCTGGCGCATCTTCATCTTGCTGGCCGGGAGCCTCCATTCCTTTGCCGTGAGGTCGAATTCAGCCCATTCGGCTTTCTGTAACTCGCCAGGGCGCACAAAGAGCAGAGGGGCAAGGCGGAGGGCGCAGCGCATAGGAAAGAAGCCTCCATAGGTGTCTATGGCTCGCAGAAGTTGGCCGATGCGCTTTTTGTCCGTGAGGGCGGCCATGTGCTTGACATTGACCTTGGGCAGGGCGGCGTGAAGTCCGGTTGAAACATCGTACTTGGTCCGCCCTGTAGCAATGGCGTAGCGAAACACCTGACCGCAAATCTGAATCAGGCGGTGGGCCGTCTCAATAGCTCCGGTCTGCTCAACCCGCCGGGCAGCATTCAAGATGTCCGTAGGTTCAACCTCCGCAATGGGCTTTGCCCCTACCGCGGGGAAAATCTGGCGATCAAAGAGAGATCGTACTTTTTTGGCATAGCTGGGCGCGAGATTTACCACATGCTTGTCAAACCATTCCCGCGTCACGACTTCAAAGGAATCGGCCTCCGCGCTTGTGAAGCTGGCCTTGATGGCTTGCCGCTGGGCGCTGGGGTCGACTCCTTGGGCAATGAGTCTTTTTGCCTCCTCTCGGCGTTCTCTGGCCTCCTTAAGGCCAATAGTGGGATATACGCCAAAAGAGATGCGTTTCTCCTTGCCCTGAAAGCGGTATTTAAGCCGCCACCACTTGCCACCACCGGGGGCAACTTCAAGATAAAGGCCGCCACCGTCAAAATATTTGGTAGACTTCTCTGCCGGTTTTAGGGCGCGGATTGCGGTATCTGTAAGAGGCATGGGGGCAACACCTCCGAAGGGGTATGTAGTTGCCCCCAAACTTGCCCCCAAAATAATCGGAAGTCAACGAACTCTAGCGGATGTGTGCGGAGTATGGAAACTCCCAAAAGCAAAGCCCGCCGTGGTTTTGCGAACCTCGGCGGGCTTTGGCGGAATGTGCATTGGTGGGCCCACCAGGACTTGAACCTGGGACCTGCCGGTTATGAGCCGGAGGCTCTACCAACTGAGCTATAGGCCCGAGAGCTTTCGTATAGCCGGAAGCAACCGCGCCGGTCAAGACGGATCGGGCGCGAGGCCGCTCGCCCCCGCGTCGTCCGCTACATGGCGTGGCCGGTTTCCAGCAGGGCGATCTGTTCGTCCATGGCTTTTTTCAGCGGCGCGGGCAGGCCCATGATTTCCACATTGAGGAAACCGCGCACAATGGTGGAGGCCGCCTCATCCTCGTCCAGGCCGCGCGCCATGAGGTATTCGATTTCCTCCTGGGCGATCTTGCCCACGGCGGCCTCGTGCGACAATTCCACGCCGTCCTGGTTGCTGTTCAACTCCGGGATGGCATGGATGCGTCCGCCGCCCATGATCAGGCCCTTGCATTCCAAATGCCCCTTGGCCGGGGCCGCCGCCGCGCCGATGTAGCCCCGGTTGATCACCGTGCCGCCCGTGGTCAGCACACGCGAGATGACCTCGCCGCGCGTGTCCGGGGCGTTGAGTTCAATGCGGTTGCCGCAGTCCACGTACGAGCCGGCCGGGGCCACGATGACCGAATTGAAGCGGGCCACCGCATTGTTTCCGGTCAGTTCCATCAGCGGGTACATCTGCAGATCGCCCACGGGCTTGAGCAGGATGTAATTGTTCTGAAACTCGCCTCCGGCTTCCACCCGCCCGGCGGAGCGGGGACGCACCGTGGTGCTGTCGCCCCAGTTGTGGATCATGGTGAAGGTCAGCTTGCCGCCTTTTTCCACATAATATTCCGTAATGCCCAGGTGGGCGGCGTCGCGCGCCTCGTGGGCCGTGGCGCAGCCGCCCAGAATGTGCAGTTCCGCGCCTTCCTCCACCACCACGATGTTGTGGATGCTCTGGCCCGCGCCGTGTCCCTTGATGAACATGCAGGACTGCACGGGCTCGCTGATTTTGGCGCCCTTGCGCGCCCGCACGAAATAGCCGCCGTTCAGGTGCTCGCGGGCCATGCGGGTGAAGTCGTCCTTGTCCGGGTCGAGCAGCTGCCAGTAATAGCGCGGCAACCCGTCGAACTTCTTGAGGGCCGCGCGGATGTCCATGAGCTCCAGGCCGTCCCGGCGCGTCTCACAGTGCACGCCCGCGTGGTTGAGCTGCATGAACGCGCCGCTGACCTGGCGGTCGTTGACGTCGATGCCCGCCAGCACCAGACGTTCGCGGTCCTCGGCCGGCAGACGGGTCAGATCGTCGATGGGAGCGGCGTTTTCACCGCCGCTGAAGGAAAAGCGGGAGAGATCCACGGTACTCATACGAGGGGCGCCTCCGCGATTTTGCCGTACATGTCGCCTGCCAGACATCGCAGGCATTCCTGATAGCCGTGGTTGGCGATGTGGTCGAGAATTTCGCGCGGCCGGGCCTCGCAGCAGAGCTTGCCGTGGTACATGACCTGGCCCCGGTGCGCGTTGACGTATTCCAGAATGTGGCCGGTGTGGGTGATGATCAGCCCGCTGGTGGAGCGCCTGCGCTCCCGCTCGCGCAGGGTGGCGCTGCAGGCGTCGGGCCTGCCGTCCAGCAGATGGCGCACGGTGTTGCCCACCAGGGCCATGTTTTCCAGGTCCACGCCGGATTCCGGCTCGTCGAAGAGCAGCAGATCCGGCCGCTGGGCCATGAGCTGCAAAAGTTCCGAGCGCTTGATCTCGCCGCCGGAAAAGCCCGCGTTGACGTCGCGGTCCAGAAACTGGTCGAAGTGCACCTTGCGGGCCATGGCCGGGATGTCCATCTCGCGTCCCCGGCCGCAGAGCTCCACCAGCTTGCCCGTGGGCAGACCGTGGATGGTGGGCGGGCGCTGGAAGGACATGCCGATGCCCAGGCGGGCCCGTTCGTACATGGGCGCGTGGGTAATGTCCTGTCCCTTGAAGATGATCCGGCCCTCGGTGACCTCGTAGCCGGAAACGCCCATCAGGGTCATCAGCAGGGTGGTCTTGCCCGAACCGTTGGGCCCGAAAAGAATAAAGGTTTCGCCGGGCTCGATGCTCAGGTCGATGCCCTTGAGCACGGGCGTGCCCTTGATCGAAACGTGCAGATTATGGATTTCAAGCATCGCTGTCCCCGTTTTCCCCAAGGTATTCCAGTACGTCGTAATGCACATGGTCCAGAATATGGGTCAGTTGGGAGATGCACTCGTCGCCCACGGCCCTGCCCAGCAGGTTGACGATGAAAGCCGCGCGCTTGGCGTTGACCAGGGCCTCGTAGCCCGGATCCGTGCTGTAGGGAATGGCCCGGACGGCCTCGCTGAAGGCCGCCAGTTCCTCTTCGGTGACGTTCTTGATGGGCTGGGGCTCATTGTCGAGAAAGACCACGCCTTCCCGCAGCTCCAGCATGACCGCTTTGCCGTGCATATTGGCGATGCACACTTCCATACGCTACCCCTTATAATGGCAATCCATATATGATGGCAAACTTGGGCCGCCGTGTCCAGTCCGGCGCGCGGCGGGCACAGGGCAGACGCATCTAAAAAGTCTTTATTCCCCGATAGATCGGGGACAGAACAAAAAAGAGGCGAAGCCACCTTTGCTCCGCCGGAGCGAAGCGCAGGCGGATGGCTGGTGCCGGGAGAATCCTGGAAAATGCGCCGGCCGTTGGCGCGTCAGCGGCTTGCTTGATCCGTACGGCTCACAAGTTCGCCTACGGCTAAAGCTCCTGCGTCGCAACGGCTGAAGCAAGATTTTTGCGTACCGGCAAGGAACATGGCACTTTTTGCGCGGAAACCGACCGAAAGGCAGACCAAAGGGCCGTGCCTGTTAGCGAGCCGGGCGAGCCTTACGGGCATCGAGAGCAGAGCGTACTCAAGTACATGAGCAGCAAAAAAGCGCCGGATGACGCAGCCGGTACACAAAAGGCTGGTTTTGACGGGTCATCACGGCAAATAAAAAGCCTGCAAAGCCTGGAATTAGATGTGTCTGCCCTGCGCGGCGGGCCGCTTGCGGCTCGTGCGGGCTTTGGGCTAGCATGTCGCACGGAGGCTCTTATGTATGTGATCACCGGCGGCGCGGGCTTTATCGGCAGCGCTCTGCTCTGGCAGTTGAACCGCATGGATCTGGACGAAATCGTGGTGGTGGACAACCTGGCCAGCAGCGAGAAATGGCGCAATCTGGTCAAGCGCCGCTATGTGGACTATCTGCACCGCGACCGCTTTTACGAGCTGATGCGGCGCGACGCCCTGCCCTGGAAGATCACGGCCGTGGTCCACCTGGGGGCCTGTTCCTCTACCACCGAGCGCGACGCGGACTTTCTGATGGAGAACAATTTTCACTACAGCCGCGATCTCTGCCGCTACGCCCTGGACAAGGGCGCGCGCTTCATCAACGCCAGCTCCGCGGCCACCTACGGCGACGGCAGTCTGGGCTTCAGCGACGATCCGGCCCTGATCCCCCGCCTCGCGCCCCTGAACATGTACGGCTACTCCAAGCAGCTCTTCGACCTCTGGCTGTTGCGCGAGAAATTGCGCGGCGAGGTGGTCAGCCTGAAATTCTTCAATGTTTACGGCCCCAACGAATATCACAAGGGCTCCATGCAAAGCGTGGTGGTCAAGGCCCACCGCCAGATCCGGGAGCACGGGCGGCTGTCCCTGTTCAAATCCGACGTGCCGGGCCTGGCCGACGGCGAGCAGAAGCGTGACTTCGTCTACGTCAAGGACTGCACGGCCCTGCTGGCCTGGCTGCTGGAGCGCAAGGACGTCAGCGGCATCCATAATGTGGGCACGGGCGCGGCCCGCAGCTTCAATGACCTGGGCCGGGCGGTATTTGCCGCGCTGGGGCGGGAGTGCCGCATCGACTACGTGGATATGCCCGAAACTCTGCGCGGCAAGTACCAGAATTACACCCGTGCCGTAATGGACTGGCTGTCCCGCGTGGACTGTCCCCTGGGCTTTACCTCCCTGGAAGAGGGCGTGGCCGATTACGTCTGCAATTATCTTGAGAAAGAGGGCTCCTACCTCTAAGCCAATCGGGGAAATCTGCCGATATTATGAAGAAAATATCCGAAACATGCGGCCAGCCGGTCGCGTGCCGGAAAAACGCGCCCTATGCGCCGGATTGGGCGCGCCGCCATAGTCCGAGATTTTCAGAAGTGATGGAGATGCATGTGTTTGCTTATTGCGGGGAAAATCATCACGCTTGTGGTTGTGGCCATGGCCCTGTTCTGTACGGCCGTCCTTCTGACGGCCATGCGCCTTTTGGAGCCCCTCTGGACGCCGACATCGACGCCGCCGCGCAACTGGCCAAAGCGGCCACGGACGCCGTAACGGAACCGGCCGGGCAGACGCGGGCCCTGTTCGGGTTGATCGAGAAAATGAGGAGGGAATAG